CTATAAAATTTTTCGCACATTTTTTGAATTCAGTGAAATCTTATCAAGTGATTTTTCGATACGTAGATCAGCTTTTTGTTTGTATTCGTCAATTAGATATGAATATACTCTACTGGTTGTTGATATATCAGAATGGCCTAATCGCTTTGATATGATAAATAAATCAACGTTTTCGGATAAGAGATACGCCACATGCGTATGACGTAACGAATGAAAGTGAAAACTAGGTTTATCGATTCCACAATGGGCTAATGATTCCCGGAGTGTTTTATTTACTGCGCTGGAAGAAGGTACCGTACCATATTGATTAGTGAATATCTTGGTGCTACTGCTCTTAGGTTTCAGCTGTTTCAGTAACTGTGCTAAATCGTCGTTAATCTTAATGATTCGCACTGACGATTCGTTTTTAGTTGGTTGGAATTTTTGTTCTTCATCATTCCAAGACCGTCGAATAGAGATGGTATTAAAGGTGGTGTTGATATCTTTCCAAGTCAAGGCTTGAATTTCCCCAAGACGAGCGCCGGTATAAATCGCAGTTAGAATCATGTACTTGCTTGTAAAATGCTTATTTAAACTACTACGAAGATAAGTGGATAGGGTGTTCATCTCATCAATGTTTAAATAATCAATTTTGCGGGTTTTGCTCTTGTTGAAGACCATGGAAACGCCGTAGACAAAATCTTTTTCAATGGCCTTATCGTAGAGAGCATCTTTGACACAAGCATGAATTAACGAATTAAATTTAGTTACGGTGGACTTAGCATGTTTCTTGCCAAAGACATTTATGAAACGCTGGTAATCTTTCCGGGTGATCTCGCCAACCGGCTTTTTAGCAAGTAACGACTTCTTTAAAACGTTATATAGTTGCATGTAAGTAGCTTTAGTCCGATTAGTTACTGAGGGCTCTTTATATGTTAGGTACCAATCATAAAAATAAGCAGGAAAATAAGTTTCGCTATCGATATCCCGTTTATTTAACTGGAAATCTGCTGCCCATAATTCTGCCTCAGATTGCGTTTTGAAATTATACTTGCTCTTGTAGTGACGTTTTCCCTCCTCATCTCGCCAGGTTATCCTAGCTGTCCATTTTCCATTTTGTTTTTTAATACTTGCCATAAAAGCGAACCTCCGTTCTGTTGTTGGAAGCAGGCTTCAATGTTAAAATAAGCGTACATTAAAGGAGCCACTTCCGTGGTTTTTCTAATTTGGTAGTCACATCCCAAACTTTGGTCGGTGGGGGATGTGGCTTTTTTGTTTTATATGGTACGTTTTGTGATTCGTTCAATATAAGTATTTTTAAGTTGTGTTTCCCTGAAAATAAAATCTCTATCGTCAGGATACTTGTCAAAATAGCTTTCTAATGCAACTTGTGTATGTGCTAATAACTCAGAATAGTTATTTGCATCCCTAAACAGGTCGAGAGCTCTAATTATTAAACCTAGACTACTATTGAAATTTTTGTTCGAATTTTCATCAAGGTGCATAAAAAAATTATCCCTATATATAAATCTTGAATTTCTTACTTTATATTTCTTCGTTCTATGGCTGTATATCCTTCCACCATGTGCAGCAATATTTCTATAGTTCAAAAACAAAGCTAGTAAATCGTTAAAGCTTTGACGCACGGAGAAATCTTCATCTATAGAGTCTAATAGTTCATAATCTATATTTGTCATTCTACATATAACTTTATTTCGAATTGTTGGTTTGCTTAATTTGAATAAAGCAATTGCATTACCAAATTGAAGCCCCTTGACTAAAATCCAAGGTGGAATATTACCATATTTATCATGATAGTATTTGTAAGGATCATTTTCATTTTTTAGTACTTTTTGGCAATTAAAAAGTAAAAACTCTCTATCATTCTTAGAACGTCCTCGTCTGGCTCTACCTGTATTGTAATGAGAAACAGCAAGATAGCGGGAAGATATTTCAGAAATTTCTCCAGCAATCACATAGGCTAAAGCCTGTTTGAAACTTTGCTCAAACCTCTCCATAGCATCTAATACATATATCCTTAGTTTCCTATCTAGTTCAAATAAAGCAAAGATATGTTCAAATGTAGTATTTGGCTTGAATCCCTTAGTATCATCTTTAGGATCAATTAAAAAACTATATTTATAACCATTTATTATTTCATAATATCCAAAAGTAATAAGTGTATCTCTTGCCGCCGGCTCATTCAAAAAAAGTAATCCTCTTTCTTTCAAAATGCTAATCTGCTCATCAATTGTTTTAAACGGCTTTTCTTTTTTCATATTCTGGCTCCGCCTTTATGTAGATAAAATAAAAGAGCAGATACATGTATCACAAGGATAATGTATCTGCTCAGTGGACCGCTAGGCGGCCGATCATTTGGTTAAGCATAGTATAGTTTTGTAAAAACTATTTGTCAAACGATATCCTTGGGTAAACTAACACTATATATAGTTATATATGCGACGTCAAAACCTAGTACTAAGAAATCGTAGTACCACATATAGTACTTGATAAATAAATTATTTAATTTTTAAAAGATTAATTATTTGCTATATGGTTAAAATGGATGATTTCTTCATACGTTTTCCTCCATGATAAGTACAGCTTTTAACGACATTAAGATTGTTGGTCTATTCCCACATACAGAGTCGGACTGTATCTAGTCACCGGAGTGGAAAGAGGATATCATCTAAGCTGAGGGCTACCAAGTATGATTAAAAATAAGCCAATGCAGATAAAGATAACTCCCCAAAATATCTGTGTAAACAGACTACGATCACCAAAAAAGAAACGTAAGACATTTAAAGTTCGACCAAGAGGTATTATTAATGCTCCAATAAAAAATATAATTATTCCAATGATAGCCATAATACTCGTTTCCATAAACTATTCGCTCCTTTGTAAATAAAGTATTAATGTAACGCGGTATAGAATGTAAAAAATCCTAAGAAAATACCAGGGATGTTAGCTGCAATGATCGGCCAATCACGTTCTAACATCTTACTTGGCGGTTAGGGGGTGTGGCTTTTTTATTTGGTGTTAGCAGCATCTTCGGAACGTTGCCAGTCTCCTTCGGTAACGTTGTCTGGAGCACCGTACATCATGCCACCTTTAGCATGAGCTGCCTTATTCTCAGCACTATTTGGATCGTCCATTGCCGATTGAGTAGGGCTGTCTGTTCCGTTATCTTGATCTTGTCCTTTTACCCAGTCGTCTTCATTTCCATATACATTACTGCCTGGTGCATGGTCTTGACCAGGCATTACTTTATTACCCTTAGGGTCGTAACCCTGTTCTCTGTTTTTTTCTCCTTGAGTTTTTTGTTGTGTTGCACTCATATTTTTATTTTTATTACTAACTTTTTCATTAGTGCTATCCTGAGACTGTAAATTAGAATCACTTGATTTTTCATCTTTTTGAGACAATTGATCACTAGCTTCATTTGCATAATCCTTTTTTAACTCTTCAACTAAATCATTAGTAAAATGTTTTGAACTAAGTTCATTGTACTTGATAATGAAGTTGTCTTTACTCATATCTACATCAGTATCAGATTTATTATGATTCCCAACTTGAACTTTTATGTTTTCTTTTGATACAGGAATAATTAACTCTCCACCTAATAAATTAACTGATTTACCAGGTTCTATTTTATCCTCACTAGAACGATCTGACTCTTTTCCGAGCACATTATATTGAGCTACAGCATCGTTGTAAGCATCAGTGTTGTTATCGCTAACCGAATCATAATTAGCTTGGTCCGCACTTAGAATATAAACGTCTGAGCTAGAGATACTTTTTTCACTATTCCCATTTTTTTGAAAGTATGTATGAGTTCCCTGGTCAATATCATCAGCGGTTAATTGTTTTTTTGATGTATTGGTAAATTTCCACTCAACGGCATATGCGGGTTTTCCTTTATAAGAAAGTGATTTGAATCCTAAAATTTTCATCTTTCCTTTACCCGGATTAACAATTTCATTTTTAGCAACGTGGATTTGATGTGTTTTAACGCTTGAGTTCTTAGTATTAGAACCAATATTCTTTGAAGTATTTGTAGCAGATGAAACCGTGCTACCGTTTTTGTTATTATTGCCACAAGCTACTAAGGCAATAGATGCTAAGGTAATAGCGCTTAAAGTATAAACTTTTTTCATTATTCATCCTCCAAAAATATGTACAGCTTTTTACGTCGATCAGTATCTGGACGTAAAATTAATTAAATACTCAACTTTTCCTTAAATACATCATCTACCACATAACCCGCCTTAGGTGGAATTCCAAAAGCATTCATAAATTCAGTTGAATTATAAAAGGTTAGACCGTTTAAATCACAATATTCTAATAGTATTTTTGTGGCACGTTTGTTAGCTTGATACTCTTCTTTGCTATATACAGAACTAGCACAAAAATTATTAGACCCTGAATCCCCGTTTAATATATGACTAATCTCATGAGCAAATTGAAAGGGGATTTCTTCAGGGGTATTCCAATTATTATTCATGAAAACAACCCTTAATGCGGTATTTGATTTTGGTGCTTGATCTGGCTCACGAATACTATCAAATTGGTATCCGATTTGATTTGTAAAAGCATAATCTCTTAAAAACGTCATTAAATCGTCCATATAAAAACCTACTTTTTCTTATTATCTAAGTATGCCTTAATAATTCCACGCATCACTTCGCGCTCTTCATCAGTAATTGGTTGACCTTGGTAACTACGCATGGAGTTAAGCGCTTCTTCGACTTCCAAACCACGTGTTTCTTTTTTTGTGGTTTCGATATCTGTTTTACCGAGTAAGTAGTCAACTGATACATCTAAAACTTTAGCAACAGCTTGTAAATTGTTAAAACTAGGTTCTTTGGTTTTCCAAGAGTATATAGTATTTGTACCTAAATGAGCTTTTTCGTTAACTTGAGTGAGACTATATCCTCTCTTTTTTGAAATTTTTTTGATACGCTCTAATACTGTCATAATAAGACTTCTCCTAATTTTTGACGAATTAAATTAGACTAAGTATCAAAAATAGGTTGACTATTTTTAGACTAAGACTTATTATTAATTCATCAAGTAATTAAGCAATTAAAAACAAACCTATCTACAAACAATAACTTTGGCGAGGAATTGTAAAGAAGGTTATGTATTGCTTATTTAGTATGCCTTCATATTAGACTAAGTCTAATTGTAAGTCAACAACTTGATGAATAAAAAACAAAAGGAGGTTAAAAAATGACAGAAGAAGCAACTCTAGAAAATCAAGCTTTAGAACTCCAGCTAAAAATTGAAGTTGCTCGTAAGCGTAAGGGGATGACGCAGGAACAGTTAACTGCTGCCATTGGTGAGAAGTGGCCATCAGTGGTAAGCCGAGCTATCCGAGGTGACCAATCACCAAAGTCTAAACGTGTACGAGAAAAAATTTATAAAGTGCTAGGGCTTTAAGGAGGAAATAAGAATGAACGAATTAGTAATTATGAAAGGCCAACAAGCAGTAACAACCAGCTTACAGGTAGCAGAAGTGTTTGGAAAGAATCATCAACACGTTTTACGTGATATTGACTCTTTAAAAGATGTGTCCAATTTTGGACAGATCTTTTCAAAAGGAAGCGAGCCTGATTCATATGGGCGTGATCGCCGGGTTTATTTCATGAACAGAGACGGTTTCACTTTACTGGCAATGGGATTCACCGGAAAGAAAGCATTGGAATTCAAACTTAAATACATTGAAGCTTTCAACCAGATGGAGAAAACCATTAAGGAGCATCGGACTGAATTACCGACTGACCCAATGGACGTGCTCCGATTAGTATTTAATGCAACTGAGAACACTAACAAGAAAGTAGATCGAATTGATACCGACGTTGATTACTTAAAGAATAACCAACGCTTAGACGTTGGTGAATATGGCTACATTTCGAGAAGAGTTTCGGAGAAGGTTAACGAATATATCAAGATTCACGGATTGACATTAACGGCTGCACAACGTAGCAAGCTTTTCAAGGATATAAATAGAGGACTTAACGAAGTAACTGGAATTAAGACGCGGTCGCAATTACGCCAGAAAGATTTTGAGAAAGCCGATGAATTCATTAGCAACTGGCAACCATCTACTGCAACGGTACAAATCATTAAAGAGATGAGCAAGGTTCCAGCGGGGCAAACAACGTTAGGAGAGTAAGGAGGTAGCAAAGGTGGCTCAAATTGTTGAAGCGAACATTAAGTTCGAGATACCGGCTGACAAAGTCTTAGTAGACCGCATTGAATGGGAAACCACCAAGAAAAAGGCAGAAGCTCACGAAATTTGGAAAATGGACGACTTGAAAAACTACATGCTCAATAAGAGCACCCAATGGATTACCGCTAACGTCTTAGCTAACCCACACTTATACAGACAATTGCAAGAGCTTCGCAATAAGGGAGCACTTGGTGGCGGTGGCAAAGGTGGTACATGGTGGATGTTTGCCGATGATATTAAGCAATTTATTGATAACAACAAAGAAGTGATTATGAGGGGAAATTAGAGATGAGAATTTTAATAGCAATGTTGGTAATAGCAGGGATGTTCTACATGTTTGGACGTTTTGGATTTAATTCATTTTTCGAGTAAAGGGTGAATAGTAATGAAGATACTTTGGAAAGATATAGAGTTGTTTTTCTATGATTGGTATCTATTGCATATAAAAAAGCCACACTGTTCACTATGTGGACAGGTGGCAACTTTGAAAGTAAATAAAGAAATATGGATTTGTGAAAATTGCGCACAAATTCAAAGTGAATTAAGTAGGGATGCTTAAATAGAATTCCAAATATTAACAAAGTTTTCAGCATCAATATTTAAAGCAAGTTTAGTTGGACTATCAACTGGATCAGCAACAGAAAGTTTTTCATTTTGTAAGTTTAGAACTGCTTTCTGTAATCCAATTGCATCGAAATCATATTTGGCAAGAGACATTAAAGTCAATGTGGATTTGATATTTGTTTTAGTTATTTTTGAATTGGAATTTGGTTTTTTATAGTAGTTCTTAACAAGATATTTTTTACCATCTATTTTTAATCCCAATTCAGGAGATGCAGAAACAGATAATTTATCCTCAAATTTCCAAAAAGCGTGACCTGTTTCAAAATATTCTACTTCGTGTTGATTGACAAAGTGAACCATCCTATTTGCAGCTCTACGATAGTTTGGCCCTTTATCTTTTCTAACATTTTCAGCAATGTACAAAATATTTGAAATATCTTCACCATTTTTAAAAGTAGATTTAATACCATCTCTTAATTGCTTCCAGTAATCCATACCGACAGAATATTCTGGTCCATTTTTAATTTTATTGACGCAGTTAATTTTAGCGCTTGTGCTGATTTTAGAATTGAACGTTAAAAACTGTGTTAAAGATATTTTTATCGCCATTTAATTCACCTCCTTTCTATATCGATTATACAAGAAAGAAGGAACCTATAAATTATGAATCAAAATAAAAAGCCTGCTACAGCAATAGCAGACCAAAAATAATAAAACACCTTAGGGAGAGTGTACCACATGAACAATAAACAGTTAAGCGCAAGCTTAGAAAGAGCTTGGGAAACAGAACGTGAAAACAAGGAGACTGAAGCTTTATTTGAAGGGAGCAAACATGATGAAAATTGATGAATTAGAAACTAAACGTAGTGAGCTCGATCGTAAATTGCGCAAACTTAAGCATGATAAAGAAGGCATCAACATTCAGATTGACGAACTTCGCGACCAGATTAGCACGGTGGAGCAAGAGGAACTTAAATTATTTCAGGGTAGAGAATTACAGACCGCTACTTGGCGCTATGTTCGAACCGAAAGCAATCCTAGCAAACCAACATGGTGGCAGGTTACGAAGGCAAACAATGCGAAGCCTAAAGAAATTGTGCAGTCACTTTCTGGAATTGATGAAACGTTAGTAAAACAAGAGCCTAACTTATCAGCAATTAAACGCATGGTTGCCGAAGGTCGATTTGTTCCATCAAAAAACGGGCAACTAGTCGACACGGAAACTGGAGCACTAATCCCTTATGTAGCACGACAAAAACCAGACAAGTTATCAGTAAAGGCGGTGGACTAGATGATAACTAAGAGTGCAATGTCTTTTAGAAAAGATAAGGACTGGAAAATGATTCTTTACGCAAAAGCTGGTCAAGGTAAAACAACGTCAATTAAGTACCTAAAAGGTAAGACACTAGTGCTTGATTTAGATAATTCTTTCAAAGTTTTGGAAGGAGTTTCTGACAACATTCAGCAATACCGTTTTGACAATGGAACGCCAGAAGGACGTGAGTTTGACCGAACTAAGCCAATTGAAGATTTAAATACTTTCTTATCAGACCCGGACGTATTAAAGGCTGGAGAGACATTCGACAACTTAGTCATTGATAATGTTTCAAGCCTTGAAAAAGATTGGTTCGTGGAGCGTGGACGAAATTCAAAGAACGGTATTTCAAATGAGATTCAAGATTATTCTCAATGGACGAATTATTTTTCTAGAATCGTTACAACAATTTACATGATCCCCAATGTAAACATCTTAATTACCGCTTGGGAAAAGAAGATCGACAACGAGACAGAGAGTGGGCAAACATTTAGCCAGTACGCTCCAGATGTTCGTGATAAGTCGCTCAATGGATTTTTAGGGTTAGCTGATGTAGTTGCTAGGTTAGTTGTTAATCCTAAAACAGGTGGACGTGGTGCGATCCTAGAAGGCGATAACACAGTCTATGCTAAGAATCGCTTAGACGAGCGGAAAATTGCACCGATTGAAGAGCTATTTAATTTTGGAAAAAAACAAGGAACTAAAACAACTGAAAAGGAAGGTACTAAATAATGGCAGGATTCGATTTAGATTTTTCAGAAATTAAAGATATGAATGTAACTGATGGTAAGTATGAAGCAGTGATTAATAGTGTAGCAGAAGACGCAACTAAAGGTGGAACACAATTCATCAATCTAGATTTAATTATCCGCAACGACATCAAGAATCAAAGCTTTGCTAACGCACACATCTTCACTCGCGTTTTCAAGTCTAAACAAAGTGGCAAATATCCAAAGGGCATTATTTTTACGATTGCTAGAGCGGCAGGAATGCCAGACAAAACTCATTTTGATTCGTTAGAAGATTTCTTCCAGAAGTTATGGCACCGGCCAGTACTAGTAACCGTTAAGAACGAGAAATCAGAGTACAACGGCAAAACCTACGAAAATTTGAATGTTAAGCGTTGGGAGATTTCTAAGTTCCCAGAAGTACAGCATAAATTTAAAGACGCCAACAATCAACAAAGCAATAGTAGTAATGATCCATTTGCCAACGGCGGTCAATCAATCGACATTTCAGACGAAGATTTACCATTCTAGAGCTTGGGAGTTGATGAGTAATGCAAGGATGGATCAAGCTTTATCGATCATTACTCGAGGATTCGATTTGGCAACTTTCAACGCCAGAGCAAAAATCCATTCTCATTACAATAATGCTTCTGGCAAGTCATAAAGAAAAAGAATGGGAATGGAATGGCAGCAAATTTCAGATTAATCCGGGGCAATTTATCACTTCGATTGATTCATTAGCCAAAAAATCAGGTAAGGGTATCTCGGTTCAAAATGTTAGGACATCACTAAAACGTTTCGAAAAATTAGGATTTCTAACAAACCAATCAACAAAGACTGGACGGCTTATAACCGTTGATAACTGGGGAAAATATCAAGATGAAGAAATTGAACTAACAAAGCAGTTAACAGATAGCCAACAAAGACCTAACAAAGACCTAACACCTATCAAGAATGATAAGAATAATAAGAATATAGACCACGAGAATTTCGAAAAACTTTGGAAGCTTTATCCAAGAAAAGAAGGCGACAAGAAGAGGGCAGAAAAAGCATATCTTAAAGCCATCAAAAGTGGAGTGACCAACAAAGAAATCCAAACAGGAATTGTCAACTATATTAAAAAAATTAAGGCAGAAGGAATTGAACGTAAATATATCGCTCAAGGGTCTACTTGGTTTAATCAAAATCGTTGGACTGATGAGTATGTAATTGAGACTGAATCAAAAACTGCTAGTGATGGTCAACGTAAGGGCAAGACACCAGAAGAAATTGCCAATAAAGAAGCGGAACACTTAAAAGAAATTGAGCGAAGAGCGAAGGAGGCGAAAGCAAATAATGAACACTGATATTGAACGGGGAGTAATTGGCTCCCTCCTGAACCACCCGGAAAAGGTGGGAGCCGTTGCACTTAATGAAGAGTGGTTCGGTTACGAGGATTACCGGTTAATCTACAGAGCAATCAGGGAGACGACCGGCCACGACATACTAGATATTTATGGCAAATACAATCAGTTGACCAAAAAGGCTATGGACTTCCGAACCTTTAAACAAATTGTGGACGAAGCACCAGCAGTCAGCCAGCTCAACAATGATATTAATCTAATGCGAAAACTAGCTTACAAGCGAGAACTAAGCTCAGCTATTAAGGATTACCAAGCTAATCCATTTTCGGAAAACGAAGAAAAAATTCGGGAGATTTTGGCGAAAAATCAAACGCTGGAAGCAACGGATGACGGAAAGCTTGATGAAGCTTTTGAAGAGTTAAAAGAGGCACTGAATCACCCTAAGCCACGAGGGATTAAGACGTTTAAACAACTAGACACCATCTTAGGCGGAGGGCTTTACGGTTCAATGCTGTTAACAATTGGAGCGCGTCCCTCGACTGGTAAAACAGCGTTCTCTGTAAACCTAGCTTATCAAGCTATGACAAATGACAAAGATGTTGAAGTTGACTTCTTCACTTTGGAAATGAACAAACAGGAAATGCTTAATCGATTCATTTCAAGAATGACCGGCATATCAAGCAGCACCTTGCGTTCTAATGCAAACAAAATATCGCCGATTCTTAAAAAATTGATTAATCAATCAATCGAACAATTGGCACAGTCTAAATTGCGCGTATATGACGGACTAGAAACTTTAGGTGAAATAACACAGACGATTCGAAAAAACGCTTCTAGGGCAAAACAAGGCAAGTATATGGCAATTATTGATTACATTGGGCTTGTTAAAGTTCCAAACGTCAAGGAGCGCTACATCGAAGTGGGAGAAGTCACACGAGAGCTTAAGCGACTAACTAACGAGTTTAATATTCCGATTGTAGCCCTATCACAATTATCTCGTGGGATTGAGAACCGTAACGATAAAACGCCAGTGCTATCCGATTTACGTGAGTCGGGTTCGATTGAACAAGATTCTAATGTAGTCGCATTCTTACATCGACCAGAATCAGTCAACAATGATCGTGTTGTGCAACTTGCAATTAGAAAAAATCGTGAAGGAGAGCTAGCGGATATCAACTTTACGTTCATCGGCGAGGAAATGACGTTCAAAGAGGTGGCAATCTAGTGAGTTATATGGACTACCGCGAGTATCAAGCGATTATGCAAGAGAACGACTATAAGGAATCTAAGGCGGTTCGGTTGTTTTTAAAACGTGCAGCGGCATTTAATCGTCGAAAGAAAATTCTTATGAAGCGCGAAGAAGCTGACTGTGGGAACAGAATTTTAAACCAGTATATCAGCCAAACGGAAGAACAACGTTGGAAAGCAGTCTGGGACGCCATCGATTGTGCCGAGATTGAGCAACGCCAAGGCTTTATGTTCTTTGAAGACGGCGGAGGAGACAAGTTTATGGATGTAATGATTGCTCAATATAAGGGCGATTTAAGCCGTATGACGGCGTTAGAGAAAGCTACGTATAAATACTACGAACTATTAGATGAAATGGCTAAGAGAGCACGAGAGGGGCTCTAGCGAGTTGATAAGGATAGAAGTACCAGGAGAGCCAATCCCGCAAGGGCGACCTAGATTTAGTGGGCGTGGGGGATTTGTTCGAAGCTACGACCCGCCCAAGTCGAGAGCATACAAGAAAAAAGTGGCTGCGGCGGTTAAGGAACAGTACCACGATGAACCAATTAATTACGCAGTGTACGTGCAACTTTCAATCTATCGACCAATCCAAAAGAGCTTGTCGAAAAAAGAGCGTGAAATGAGGCTCTTAGGCTTCCATAGACCCGTTGTTAAAGGTGACATAGATAATTACTTTAAAGCAGTAACGGACGCCTGTACAGGGCTCCTATGGGTCGATGACGCGCAAATAGTTAGCACTAAAACTAACAAGTATTACTCAGAAGATCCGCATATTGAAATGTTGGTTATGCCAGCAGATTTAGATTTGGAGGAAAAATAATGAAAGATAACAGTTTTGAATTTTCGGCAAATATGAAAAAGGTAACTTTAGACAGAAACGGAGCACAAGTTTTGCTAACAGTTGAAGATACTGATTTTCTTGAAGTAGCAACTCGATTAAGCAATACCGCAGGTGACGATGTGTTAGTTAAGATTACGCCTAAGCAAATGGAATTAGATACAGACGAACCACAAGAAGCAGAAGGGCAAAAGGAGTTGTTAGACTAATGTGGCAATTAATCGGAGTCAATAGCAAGGAAGTATACGGTGAAAGCGAACATAAGTCGGACCTGCATAAGTGGATGCTTAAAACTTATACAAAATATGAAGGTGACCGTAAGGATAGCGTTTACATGGACATGCCTGAACCGATGCGTTATGTAAGGGTTGGTACGGCTGTTAAACAAGCCGATATTGAACAAGAGCTATTGGATCGTGGCAACTACGAAGGTTTTCGTAAAGCTCGTGGATTGAGCATCTCGAAAGTTAAAAAGCGTAAGTATATTGGTGAGATTAGCATGATGAAGCACAAGATGAAGGTTGCCCGGCAGAAGCTAATTCCAGAAATGCTTGATAGGAACCTTAGCTATGCAGATATTGCATGGAAGCTAGGCGTTGAAACCCAGACAATCTATTCAGATTTAAGGGAACTCGGAATTGAAATCAACGAAGGTAAAAGCAAAATGACCCCTAAGAAGTGGACTAAAAAGGAAGATGCGTTTCTGATTGCCGAAAGAAGCAAGGGCGCAACATTCGATGAAATTGCCGAAAAATTAGGCATGGCAGGATATAACGTTGCTAGCCATTGGCACAAAGTATGCCAAAAGAAGGTGTCCCCAAGTGATCAAGCTAGTGATTGCTAGCAGACCAAGAGTGACGCGGGTTGAAATGGAGGTTGAAGAGTTATGACGGTAGAGGAAATTGTTAGAGAAATCTACGGCAACAATTATACAATCGATGATTTAAAACGTATTGAAAAAGCAGTTACAGAAGAACAAGAATGTTGGCGAAAAAAGCAATTTAAAAAGGAGATTGAAAAAAATGTATGTAATTAAGAACACGGCAACTAACACTTATTATCGTAGGCTAGGAAACCAAGTCCACCAATATGTGGGTATTGAAGATGCCACAGTATTCAGAAAATGGAAGCAAGCAAAACAGAAGGCGGACATTTTACATGCTGCGATTAGTCCGATCGGTGAGCAGGTCAACTTCGAAGTGAAGCAACACAATTTTTATGTGCTGAAAAACAAGCATGATAAAGGTTATATGAATCAAATCTCATGGACAGCACCGAAAGAAGAAGCTAAACTGTTTGCTGAAAAAGAAGCAGCGCTGAAGGAAGCCGAAGAAATTGCGATTGGCATGGCGAAGGTAGGCATTGATGTGGAATTTGAACCGGAGGAAGTCTAATTATGTTCATGCTGTGGTATTTCTCATGCGTTTTTTGGCTATTGCCAGCAGTGTTAATCGGGCATGTGTTGCATAGTGGATTGATTGGCGTAGCAATCTTTATAGCGGCGATTATTTTACAGACGTGGATTAGCGGGATCACTTATCTGATTAGGGGGATAAAAAAATGATTATCAAAATTAACGAAGATTACCAGATTAAAATCGAGAGCCACAACAATCACACCTTGATGAAGTTCATCAGAGATGATTCTGGAGCGATTAAGTTAGACAAGGACAATTTACCTGTCATGAAGCAACTTGGTTTCTATCCGAGTGTCAGGTACGCTCTTAACGCCGCTATTCATTTAATGATCCGTGACAATAATGATGTGATGGAATTAACACAATATCTTGACGAGTTGGACCGATTGGAAGATCAATTTAAGCCGGTATTAGAAAGATTCAAGGAGGGCGACTAGATGACTAAAGAAGAATATGTAAAAACATTTGAAAAACCAAGACGTGTAGTTAAGTTAAAAGGGATACACGGTCTTCGGAAGTATGTTAGATTAGATGATGAAGGGAAGGTAATCTTAGGCCTTACAGGCAGTGACGGAATTACGGGTGGTGCTCTTACAGAGGAGGAAGCTAAAGAAAAGTGGCCCGAATACGATGCTTACAACAATGCTGGACTGCTTGAGTTTGTGGAGGTAGAAGATGATTAAAGATGTTTTGTTTGGAATCCTTGCTCTTATATTAATTCCAATTATATTCATAATGTCGTTTTATCTTTGCTATAAGGATTAGGTACCTGTTGAAAAGAACTTAGCTGAATGGAATGAATGTCCTTACGACATGACTTACTGGGAAGTGTGGCGGAAAAATATAGCTAATATATATTGGAAAGAATCGCTTGGTGAAAATTTATAAAGAGGTAGAAGATGAGTAAAATTATAAGTTCGCTTCATGAACATGCCTACATAGTGATGATGGCATTTACGATTTTCGGAACATACCGCAACGATGTAGCCAGCACATTATTATTTTTGGGCATAACACTGCTGATTTATCCATATTGGAATGATTAGGCAGAAAAATTGGAGGACAACCAATGCTAAAAGAATATCGCAAAATAGCAACTATCAAGGCTGAACAGTTTGATGGCTCGGATGAAATGATTGATAAATATGGGATTGTGAAAGAAAACTTTGTAATTGATGGTTGGGATCCTACGTTTTCAATACCAACCCTTGAAGGCGATTTGGCTATCAATATAGGTGATTGGATTGCTACGGGTGTTGAGGGTGAGCATTGGGCAATCGCTGACGACATTTTCAGGAAAACTTATGAAGAGGTGTAATAACGGTGAGATTATTCTGTAAGCATGATTGGGTATTTCTGCGTGTGGCAAATGTCCCATCAGATATATCGGGTGTATGGCACAAAGAAGTAGTTGCCGGTTGCCCTAAGTGCTATAAAATTAAAAGATTTGATACTACGAAGTGGGCATTAATTAGTGGTAATTATTAAAGGAGGATGATTAAGTATGGAAAACATTTACATAGTTAAGTTAGGAAATTTATACCTAAAAGAATCAGTATCTGCATCACAAATGGTTTATACATTTGCAAATTCCATAAATGGAGCAACGTTTTACAATGAAGATTACGCAAAAGAATTAGCGAAACAAACTGGTGGCAAGGTTTACAAAATCAATCTAGAAGAGGTGGAATAATGAAAAAATCAAACTTGTTGATATTGAAACGAATGAAGAAGAAGTAGAGTTTGAAACATGTGAACTATGTTTTAGTACAGGTTTAAAGAAAATGTGGAATGAATTCGACGATGAATGATGGTAATAAAAAAAGAGCACCTCACAGGCGTGCCCTCGTCCTAATAATCTCAACAACATTATTATAACAGGAGTGACGGGGCATGACATTATTACCAGAACTGAATAAAGAACAGACCAAGTATAACGTAAGAAAAATATTGTCTAAATACCGTAAGTACAAAGCTTACATAAATGCTCCGATTAACCCGAAAGTTACCGCCAGCCTTGGTGATGGGGCACCAAGTGCAACGGCACCAGCTCCAGAATATGTTGAGCAAAGAATGATTAATGCCGAAAAAGGCAAAGTGTTCTGTAACTGGGTAGATTGGGCGATCAATAGTTGTAGAAAGTACCATTACCGTGAACTCCTGAAAATTGTCTATTGTGAAGGCTACGAGGAAGACCATGGTTACTACATGGACGTATTAATGCAACGATTGCCCGACAGGTATTACAACATGTCATCGACTACTTACTTCAACTGGCATGAAGCGGCACTGTTAGATGTAGCTGAAAGGCTGGAATGCCAAGCTTTTGTAAAATAAAAAAGTGGAGTTAATCTGGAGTAAATTTGGAGTAAAACTTGAGTACTTTTGGAGTTAGTATCGTTTATATTGGTATTGTCGAAAGATGTAAGGCAGATGGTTCGGCAGATTTCCGTTTCAACAAATTCAATCAGGGAAAGGCATGTTACGTTTGTCGCAGGGTTCGATTCCTTGCTGTCTTATTACTGGCATGTTTGACGTAGTTGGTAGCTACGGATAATCAAACACAAAGGAGTCTGGCGGAGATACATAAAGGCCAGCATAAGTCCTACTCGGAAGCCATCGGGGACAACTACACGTAAACGCAATAAGGATGGTCGCCAATACATAAAAGAAGCCAAGAACAAGTAGGAGAGTACAAAATCCAGTGTATGTAAGGTACAAATCCTTACCATCTCATAGTTATAACGCTAAGGTCACATGACACAATCGTCGTGTGGCTTTTTATTTTGGAGGTGTAGACAATGCCAAGGACAAGAAGATGCCGCTATCCTAACTGCCATGCGATGGTCACTTTTCCTGACCACTATTGTCAGCAGCACTATGAGCATGAAGCTGAGTACATGGCTAGTCGGCAACGTTGGGCACGCAGCAATGATAAACAATACACACACAAGTACAACACGGTTATACGTTATCGCAATGAGGACAAGCGTCAGCAATATAACTTCTATCGGACAAGGCAATGGTCACATCTAAGGCAACGAGTCTTGGAGCGTGACCATTACTTATGTGCTTACTGTAAAGTACAAGGCGTTATCACACCTGCTAAGACTGTTGATCATGTTGTGCCAATTGAGTTTGACGAAACACTGAAAGCTAACGTTGATAATTTAGCCGTTATCTGTGGGAGTTGCCATCGTGCTAAGACGGACTGGGAACAATCATACTATGGTACTGGTCAAGGCAACGAGTTGCAAAGCGTAACGCCAATCAATGATGTATCGTCAATCGTTGTGTTAATGAACAATTGATTTATTGGCACCTGTCGTGCGATTTAAGCGACTTTAAATTTTTGAGTGTAATTGGTCGCAATGATTATTAAAACAACCCCCCGCCCCTAGACGTCCCAGGAAGAGCACACACATTGCCGGCATCTTGTGATAGAAACAATTTTTGAAAATTTTTAGGTAGGGGGGTCACCAAATAATGAAAGGAGGCATATAAAACGAAAAAAGTGGATAAAGACGTCAACGACGGGCAATTATCACGTACACCGCCAGCTTACTTAGGACGGCAAGCTAAGGTCGTTTGGCGTCGATTAGTGCCTTTTTTAGAAGATAATACCCCAGTTAAACGCATTGATAGCGGGCTTGTAGAGCAATATGCTTCCCAATATGAGATTTATCGCAATGCGTATAAACATATCCAGGAAAACGGTGAAGTCCAAGCAATCTATAAAACGTTGCAAGACCAGACTGGTCAAAAAATCGGTCGGGACTTCGTGGGCTACAAGCGAAACCCGATGACACAAATTTACGATTCCGCAGTTAAGAATCTGACGAAGTTGGGCGCTGAATTGGGACTATCTCCTAAGTCACGTAGCGATTTACTCAAGTTAAGTTTAGATGACCACAAGGACGAGCGTAGCGTTGCTGATCGAATGAAAGAATTTTTGGGAGGGTAAAAATGAAAATCGATTTAACACAAACCCATGATGTTATTGGAGCTTATCAATCATTAGACTGTTCAGAAGTTCGCCAGCAATATACTGATTCAGGCACAAAATATGCTTTTGATGTCCTCGATGAGAAGGTGATTACCGGCTATCTAATTAAGTTAGCAGCCTTTCGCCATATTCGAGACTTGCAACGACAAGGTAGTATTGAATTTCCGTTTAATTATTCAGTTAAGAAAGTAGATCAAGTGCTTAAGTTTGCTTCCATCTGTCCGAATGTTGATACGGGCGAGCCAACTAAGCTTATGCCGTGGCAGAAATTTATTATGGCTATGCTAATTGGCTGGCGTAATGACGATGGTGGCAAGCGTTTTTCACGGGCTATTGTTTCAGTAGCGCGAGGCCAAGGTAAAACTTACCTTATGGCGATTATCACTGCTTACAGTTTTTTAATTGAGTCATTGGGACTATCTAACCAAGACTATTTAGTTTCATCAATTAATTACAAGCAAACTAGCAAGATTCTAGGCTACATTAAGTCGATGCTAGCCAAGATTGCAATGATTGAACCATTTAAAACACTAATTCAAGATAGTGGATTAGATACACGGACACTTTCATCGCAGGCTGACCAAGTCACAATGAGTAAGACTAATAACAAGTTACGGGCGATTAGCCATGAGGCCGGTCAGTACGATAGTTTTCACTTTACAACGGCGATTTTTGATGAAATTGGTGAAATTAAGACACGACAGAAGATTTCTAAAATTGTTTCTGGCCAAGTTAAGGTGCGCAATAAGCAATTTATTCAGATTTCAACAGCTTATCCAGACCCAACTGTGCCATTCCATGATGATGAGCGTATGATTCAGCAAGCCATGGAACAAGATTATTTGCGCGATGCTGATACATATTTGGGGCTTATTTGGTCGCAGGACAATCTGGACGAAACTTATAAGCCCGATACGTGGGTTAAAAGTAATCCCTTGCTGGATTTACCGAACCAACGTGAAGTGTTGCTGAACGGCTTGACAGATAAGCGCGATTCTGATGCTTTGTCGGGCACACTCAACGATTTTCAAAACAAAAACCTTAACTTGTGGTTAGAACAATCAGTGGACAGCTTCTTAAAACTGCCTGACGTTGAAAAAGCCATTGTGCCGTCGTTTAGTTTTGATGATCGGCAAGTTTACATTGGTTTTGACTACTCAATGTTTAGCGATAACACGGCACTAGCGTTTGTATTCCCTTATCGTGATAATAATGGCAAACCACGATGGTTTATTTATCAGCATAGCTTTATTCCATGGCAGAAAGCTGGTTCGATTGAAGCTAAAGAAAAACAAGACGGTATTAATTATCGAGACTTAGCTAAAAAGGGATTTTGTACAATTAGTAGCCATCCGCAAGGACTAATCAATGACGAGCAAGTTTATCAGTGGTTGCTTAAATTTGTTGAGCAACATCGACTGGAAGTTGTTTTCTTTGGTTATGACGCTTGGGGACTAACGCCCACAATTAAACAATTAGATTTGAATTCAGGATGGCCATTGCAAGCCATTCGGCAGCGAACTAGTGAATTGAAGGATCCAACTAAGTTCTTGCAGACGATGTTTGTTGAAGGGTCAGTTGATCGACTTGATGATCGAATTATGGAAAAGGCATTACTAAATGCTGAAATTTACGAAGATAAGATTGGCATTCAAGTTGATAAAGCTAAGGCTACATTGAAGATTGATGTGGTAGACGCGTTAATTGATGCCTTATTCCAAGCCATGTATCACTTTGAAGACTTTGCAGATGTAAACAATCCTGATAAACAGGTCGAACGTATGAACGAAAAACAAGTTCTCGAATGGTTTAATAACCCAGAGTCGGGATTGTTAGGAGATGATATTAATGATTTTTAAACAATTTTTTGCAACTATCTGGCGTTACTTTGATGTGTTGTGTTTTATTCTAAGTATGATTGCTGGGTATATGCAGCCTTTTTATTTGGGAAAGCCCAAGGCGTTTTAGCAATTGCTGTAGCTTTATTTTTAGTTGGCTGGCTTTCAGAAATTATCACAGCTGGCCAAAAAGGAGGTGATTAATAATGCCTTTTTTTGAACCACCCACGGCAATAAATAATTCAGTTAGTATTCAAAGTGTGCCAGTAGAAGACGATAATATCGTTAATTTTTTGTCACCAACTGGCGATAATGAGTACGTCAGTGCCAAAGAAGCTTTGAAAAATTCAGATATTTATTCAGCAGTTAATCAAATATCTGGAGATCTAGCTACAGTGCAATTGACGGCCAATATGCCACGAGCACAAGGGATTCTAAACAATCCTAGCACGACAGCTAACGGTCACACGTTTTGGCAGTCGATGTATTCGCAATTGCTATTAGGTGGTGAATGCTTTGCATACCGTTGGCGCAATTCTAACGGTTTAGATTTACGCTGGGAATATTTGCGACCTAGCCAAGTGCAAACCTACTTATTAGATGATGGCAGTGGCTTAACCTATACGGTTACCTTTGACGAGCCTGATTTAGGCGTGCTTCAATATGTACCGCAGTCTGACATGATTCATATTCGATGGTCTAGTACCGATGGCGGTATGACGGGTAACAGTCCATTAAAAGCATTATCGAATGAGTTACAAGTCAAGAGTTCATCTAACAATTTAACGTTGGCTGCATTAGCACGTTCAATTAGCGCTCCGGGCGTACTATCTATTCAGCATGGCGGATTGTTAAGTGAGAAGATGAAGGCCAGCCGCTCACGTAACTTCATGAAACAGGTTAACAATTCCAACGGTGGCCCGGTAGTTATTGATCAACTTGAAGATTACAAGCCACTAGAAATGAAAGCCGATGTTACTAAGCTGTTAAGCCAAACAGATTGGACGAGTAAGCAAATCGCTAAAGTTTTCGGCATTCCTGATAGCTATTTAAACGGCCAAGGCGACCAGCAGAGTAATATTGACCAAATTAAGGGTATGTACACCAATGCCCTTAATCGCTATTTACAGGCGATTATAGCCGAGTTGGATAATAAGCTTAATGCTAAGATTACAGCCAATATACGGACTGCTGTAGACCCATTGGGGGACTCATTTGCAGCCACCCTATCAGGGCTAACTAAAAATGGCACAATTGCCAATAATCAAGCAACTTGGTTACTACAGCAGACTGGTTATTTTCCAGATGAAATGCCTGAGGCTAAATCAGAAAAAGGAGGTGATAATGATGACAAAGAAAGTAATGATTAAAGGCGATATCGTTGATGATCAAACAGCCGGTTTCTATCAGTTCTTTGGAATGCCAGCAGTATCGCCTTCGGGTGTTGCTGACATTTTAAACGATGACGATGACGACGGTGATGATGAAGCACTTGAAGTTGACATTGCTTCCAATGGTGGCGATGTTTTTGCGGCTAGTGAGATTTACACTATGCTAAAGAATTATGCTGGCAATGTAACAGTTAATATTCAAGGCTTAGCCGCTAGTGCGGCAAGCGTGATTGCTATGGCTGGCGATCATGTCAACATTTCACCAACTGCCCAGATTATGATTCATAAAGCTTGGTCACAACCAGCTGGTAATGCTGACGATTTAGAGCATGAAGCCAGTATTTTAAATGGCATTGATCAATCAATTGCCAGTGCTTATCAAGCTAAAACCGGCATGGATCAAGCTGACTTGCTACAATTAATGGCAAACGAAACATGGTTAACTGCTAGCGATGCTGTTGATAAAGGTTTTGCTGACGAAATTATGTTTGCTAATGATCAACAATTGCAACCAGTGAATGCTATCTCACATATTCCACCTAAATCTGCAGTTAACAAATTGATGAACTTAATTTACAAGGCGGATAAGGATAAAGCTAAGCCGTCTAAAGAAGAAAATACTACTAATAGTCAATCTGCTGAATTACGAAACAGCAAATTGGCTATTTTATTTGGAAAAAATCAAAAGGAGGCCAACTAATGGCTAATATCAATACAATCAATGATGCTTGGATTGCCCAAGGACAAAAGGTATCAGACTTAAACGACAAATTAAACGCAGCTGTCCTTGATGACAGCTTTGATCAAGAAAAATTTAAAGCAATGAAACAAGACCGCGACAATGCGGTTGCCCGTCGTGATGCTTTACATGAACAATTGGAAGAAGAACGCAAGGCGCAAGAAATTGCCAACATGAATGACAAGGACAAGACCCCACTTGATGATAATGAAAAAGACATCAAAGATGAATTCATTAAGAACTTCCAAGGCATGATTAAAGGCGACCCTAAAGTTATGAACTTGGTAACTTCATCTACCGATGAAGGTGGCAACGCAATTGGTTTGACTATTCCTCAAGATATTCAAACAGCAATTAATACGCTGGTTCGCCAATACGATTCATTACAACAATATGTTAATCGGGAAGCTGTTACAACTCAAACTGGGTCACGCGTTTACGAAAAGTGGACTGACGTTACTCCGTTAGCCGATTTAGACGATGAAACAGCTACCATTGGTGATAATGACGATCCTAAGCTATCCATTATCAAATACACAATCCATCGGTATGCTGGCATTACCACTGCCACTAACTCGCTATTAAAGGATACTGCTGATAATATTCTGGCTTGGTTGTCTCAATGGATTGCTAAGAAGGTTGTTGTTACTCGCAACGCTAAAATCATTGAAGCAATGAACGATGCACCTAAGAAGCCTAACTTATCCAAGTTCGATGACATTATTACGATGATTAACACCGCCGTTGACCCTGCTATTAAGTCTACATCATTCTTAATGACCAATACGTCAGGTTTAAATGTTCTTTCTGAAGTTAAGGATGCTATGGGACGTTACTTATTGCAACCTGATCCAACACAACCTGATCAATATTTAATCCATGGCAAGCGAATTGTAGAAGTAGCTGACAAATGGTTGCCTAATGTTGGGACTGCATCAGCACCGGCTTATCCACTTTACTATGGCGATTTGTCACAAGCGGTAACTTTGTTTGACCGAGAAAGCACTTCCTTGTTGACTACAAATATTGGTGGTGGCGCCTTTGAAAAAGATCAAACTAAGATTCGTGTGATTGATCGCTTTGATGTTGAAGCTACTGATAAGGACGCCTTTGTTGCAGGATCATTCAGTACAATTGCTGACCAACCGGCCAACTTTGCGGCGAGTGCTGCTCCAACAACCCCTGCTAAGTAATTAGCCACCTATGTCGCCAATAAATAAACAGTGCAGTAATAATCTGGGCGGCTAAGTAAGGATGTGATTTAAGTGGCAGCCAATTTAGAAACATTAAAATCATCTTTGCGAATTGATGGGGATGATGATGACAAGCTGCTAACAGGCTATTTGTCTGCAGCCACTAGCTACATTAAACAGGCCATTGGGGACGACAATAGTGTTCTAGGGTTCTATGAAATGGAAGGCGTGAGTGACTTGTTTGAAACGGCTGTTTATGCCTTAGCTGGTTCATATTGGTATTACCGGACATCTATCACTTCAAACGCTGTTAATCCAGTTGACTTAGTTGTTGATTCAATCATTGGCCAATTACGAGGCTTGTATAATCAAAAGCAAGATGAGGTGAACGGCAATGGCAACTAATCGATTAACCCCAGTTGACTTTAACCAGCGTATAGAGATTGGCACTGTTAAAACTGTTCAAAATCGTATTAACGGGACTAGTAAGCCAATATTGGATAGTCAGTTTAGTTTGTACTGTGCACCCTATACACGATCAATTGCATCTTCGTATCAACTAACATCAGAACAACTAGAGCAAGTGGTGGTCATTATTAGGCATAATCCTAAAGTTTATGAAGGTATTCAATGTAAGTATAAAGGTAAACTTTACGATGTCATCAATGACAGCATGGATGATTCTAGCAATTATCTATCTTGCGATTATTTAACACTCAAACGGATTACTAAGGGGGCTTAGCTATGGCATACGATGATATGGCTAAGCAACTAGATAGCTGGCTTAAAGACGTTCGCAAGCTAGTCCCTAATGAAGCTGAGCAAGAGAAGATAACCGAAGTTGGAGCTAAGAAGTTAGCTGATAACTTGACGGAAGTCACGAAAAAGAAACATTACAGCTCACATAAAGATGAGAAGTACGGACACATGGCTGATAATATAAGCTATAACGCTAACGATATAGACGGTGAACATGATGGTAAATCAATTGTTGGCTGGACTAATAAGTACCATGATATGAATGCTAGGCGGTTAAACGATGGGACTAAGCACATTAAAGCTGACCACTTTGTTGATGATAACCTAGCCGACTCAGAAGATGATGTCTTTAACGCCATGTTAGATGAGTATAAGAAGGGGGCGATGACTAGTGTTATTACCAGTGTCACAGGTAGCCAGCCTAGTTGATTCCCTCGACTTAACGTGGCTCGATAAAGTTTACCTGAATGCAATTCCTAAAGAAGATTTAGACAACACTGATAGTACAGTCTTGCTATTACAAGAGACCGATTCAAGTCCGGCCTATCTTGCAAACAGCACGTTTAAAGGTCTAGCCATGGGTGTTGAAATTCAAATCTTCTACAAGATTGACCTAGCCGATGACTTTAACCCATTGGAAGCTGAGATAGCTTTGATGAAAAGCCTTAAAGATGCTGGCTGGTTGATTGTATCTAGTCAGCATCACACAACTGACCCAGATACCAACCAAGTAACGAAAACAATTTACGTAACTAAAAATGAAATGATTTAAAGGAGAGATATAAATGTCAAAACATAACATTGTCAAAGCAACTTTTGCTTTACTAGACGATAACGGAGACCTAATTAAAGACGCTACAAAAGGTCTATCTGCTGACGGAATCTATGTTGCCGATCATAATGGCGAAGGTTTCAGTCAAATTAACGTGACTGCTATTGAAGCGGCCGGAACGCCTGGCTGGGGGAATGGACAAATCAAGCGTACGGCTTATGGTAAGTCTATGCCTACCCTGGCTTTAACCGCTTTGGACTTGGATTTTCGGATTAATCAAATGCTAAAGGGATATACACAGAACCCTAACACAGGTGCTTGGGTTCGTCAGTTGCCTAAGCCTCATGTGGCGATGATTGCCGAATCTCAATCACTAGATGGTGACATCTCAATTTATGAATGCTTCAATAACATTGAATTCGTTGAAGAAGCATCTAACAACTCAACTGATACCAACAATGAAGCAGCTTACTCAACGGTTCTAAATGGTACTGTCTTAACACCATTGAAGCCAGACATTTTCTTAGCTGCCAATGGGGTACAACAACCTTATATGATTGCCAAGTCAAATGACCCTAACTTCAACTTAGATAAATTATATGCTGAAACATTTGGCGGTTACACTAAGTCAACCGGTGGTGCAACCGGTAGTACAACTAGTACAACCACTGTAGTTCCCAGCAGTGCAGCTCCTAGCAAATAGCAACAATTAAAAGGCTTCCCTTAACTGGGTGGCCTTTTAATACATACAAAAATTAAATAAAGAGGTATAAATCACTATGAAAATCAATGCTAAAAATTACTTCAAAATCAACAAGACGGCCAATGTAACACCAACTAACAATATCATTCGCTTGGCTACCAAGGTTCAAATTGGCATGCTGGAGTCACAAGACACTGAAAAAGAGATTACTGAACTAGACGCCATGAAAAACGGTCTGGAATTGCAGGACGATATGGCCGATTTTGTACAACGGGTAATGGGCTACACTGATCAGCAGATGGAAACGATTAACGATACTGTCTCAATTGAGCGGTTTGGCGAAGGTGTTGGTTACTTGATTATGCGCTTAAATGGTATCTCAGACGCTGATATTAAGCTGTCTGAACAGAAGCAACGTAAAGCCATCAAAGACGCTAAGTCGTCAAAATAAGCCGGCACAAGCGTAACAGTGAGATTAAAAAGGAAGTCCTAAAGTTGAAAAACCAACAGGAAGACTTCAACTTACTAGCTCAACAATTATTAACCGAGGGGTTATCACCGAAAGAATTCGATGATAGCTCTTTTTTCAGTATGATGGAGGCTTTGAACGCTCGTAAGAAGGAAGATCGTGCTGAACTGGTTGACCCACTAGAGGCCATTAATCAAACATATGGCTTATAGCGCTTGTGCCAAAAAAAGGAGGTTAAAAAATGGCAAAAAAAGTAGTTGGCCGTGAGATGACCAGTAGGGTTGGCCTAGATTCAGCAGAAGCGGTTAAATCGCTCAAGCAGTTAACCGCTGAGGTCAAAGCTAACACTAGTGGTTGGAAAGCCCAAGAGACGGCATTAAAGTCAGCAGGTGAGTATCAAAAGGCCGCAGCAGCTAGGGTAGATGGCTTAGTCAAATCAATGGAGCTGCAAAAGGCTAAGATAGATGAGTTAAAGTCCCGTCAATCAGGCCTAAACAGAGATACCAAAAGCGGTGAAGAAGCTTATTTAAAACTAGCTGACCAGATTAACAAGGCTAGTCGGTCATACGACAGTATGGGTGGTCAGTTAGATCGGGCTAAGTCTAAATTACAGTATTACAATTCAGGCTTAGCCGACTTACAAAAGGGCTATAAACAGATTACAGCTGTAAGTGAGTCCTATGTAAAGCGCCTAGAAGCCGAAGGCAGGTCAGCCGAAGCTAACAAGGCTCGTTTAAGTGGCTTAAAACAGGCCTATGCTAACATGGAGGCTCAGTATAGGGCCCAAACTAGCGAACTAGAGCGGATTAAGAATGCCAGTGGTGCTACTAGTGACGCCTATAAACGTCAGCAAGTGCGGGTTAACGAGACCGCAACAGCCATGGCTAAAGCTAAGACTAGCCAAAACGAGCTACTTAAAGCGATGGAAAAAGAACCCCATGGCTTTATGTCAGGTGTACGGTCTAAGTTAGATTCCGTTGATGACAAGGCTAAGAAAACTTCTCATTTATTTGGCACAATTCTAGGCGCACATCTAGTTGCAAACGGAATTACCAACGCTATTGGTCAAATCACTGCTAGTTTTGGCGCTTTAAAAGATTCCGTTGTGCAATACGATAACAAGCAACGTACAATGGCAGCCACCTGGGAAACTCTAACTGGATCTGCTGGTAAGGGCAAACAGATGGTCAATATTGGCAACGATTTGGCTTCAGCCTTCAACCAGAACATTAATGTGGTTGATGAACTTAACCAGTCGTTCTACCATGTGTTTGATAATGCACCACGGACTAAAGAATTAACTAAGTCCATCTTAACGCTGGGTGATACGCTTAACCTAAGTGATGAGAACGTTACTAGATTAGGTACCAACTTCACTCATATGCTATCAAGTGGCAAGATGCAACTTGGCGATTTCAACATGATTAACGATCAATTGCCAATGTACGCTGAAAAGATGCTGGAGTTTGAAAAAAAGCAACAGCATAATAGTAAGCTAACCATGTCAACGTTACGTGACCAGATGAGTGCCGGTAAGATTAGTGCTAAAGACGCTGAGGAAGTCATGAACTCGCTTGGTGGCAAGTACGCCAAAGCATCAGAAAACCTAATGAAGACCATCCCCGGCATGGAACGGTCAATCAAGACTCAAATGCCGGCGTTATTAGACGCCGTTTACAAGCCAATTGCCAATATGAAATCTCCATTAATGGGCCAGTTTACCAAGTGGATTGACGATAAGAATACTAAATCTGAGTTTAAAAATGTTGGTAATGCACTAGCCAAACAGATTAGTAACATAACTAAAGCATTTGCTGGCAAGAATTTTAATGTTGGTGATACGCTAGATAAAATGTTATCTAATCTAGCTAAAGGCATTAATAAAGTTGGCGCCAATATTGTTGCTCATAAAAAAGAGATTAAGTCATTCTTTAGTTCGATGAAGACTGCTTCTAAGACATCATTCAATGTGTTCGTACAGTCACTGAAAGACATCGAGCCTATATTGAAGATTATCGGTGGATTCGCTGAGAAACATCCTAAAGCATTTGCAGGGTTAGCTTCTAGTGCGTATGTTGCAAGTAAGGCTATATCTGCATTGAAGCTAGCCTTTAGTGGCTTAGACTTGGCAAAGGGAATGGGCGGTAAGCTTAGCCGAATTGTATTAAAACCAAAGGTTGATGGAGCTGAAGGTGAACGAGAGCTAACCAAGTTTGCAAGTTTTGTTAAACGTGCAGGAACCGGAATGGGTCACTGGTTAAAGATGGTTGCTAGTGTAACCACCACCAAGGCCAAAGGTGTGCTTGACAGTATGTGGACACACACTAAATCAGTCGGTGGCAAGATTGGCCGTGGTTTGAAGTGGACGGCTAAAATCGCCTATAAAGGTGCTTCTAAGGCATTCAGCGTGCTAGGCGCTGGTATTAAAACACTTGGTAAATCCTTCCTGTCATTAGGCAGATTGTTACTAGCTAACCCAATTGGCCTAGTTGTAACTGCTGTGGTTGCTTTAGGTGTAGCATTCTACGAGGCATACAAACATATTAAGCCGTTTCGTGACTGGGTAAATAATGCGTTTAAATCAGTGGTTAACTTTGGCAAGGGTATTGCTAAATGGGGCTCAAATGTCGGCAAGTCGATAGGCCAAGCACTAGGCAACATGTCTAAAAAGTGGAATGGTTTTAAAAAGAGCTTTGGAAAGAGCTGGAACAGCCACTGGTCAGCCATGGGTAAATCGCTCAGAAATAGCTGGAATGGTTCCGTTAAGAACACCAGAAACTTTTTTAGCACCGTTGGCAATAAGTGGAACGGATTTAAAAATAGCTTTAGAAAAGGTTGGAACAGCCACTGGAATGCTATGACTCGTAACTTGCATAGCGCTTGGAACAGTTCATCGAAGCACACTAGAAACTTCTTTAGCACCGTTGGTAGTAAGTGGAATGGCTTCAAGAATAGCTTTAGAAAGAGCTGGTCAACACACTGGAATAACACAACTAGCAACTTGCATGGTGCATGGAACAGTTCATATAAACATACTAGAGATTTCTTTTCTAGTATGGGATCCAGATGGGTTGGCTGGAAGAAGAGCTGGTCACATAGTTGGAATAACCACTGGGACACCATGCGGGCTAACCTGCACAACTATTGGAATAAAGACTTGAGCCATACTAGAGTGTTCGGACATTCAATGGGTGACTGGCTAGGTGGATTTAGAAAGTCATTTAGTGGTGGCTGGTCTGGCTTAGTAAGCGGCGTTGAGAATATCTTCAAAGGCCTATGGAGTACTTTAAAGCGGCTTGCTAGAGACGGCATGAACGATGTTATCGACCTTATCAATGGTGGTATCAATGCGGTTGATAGTGTCATCCACGCGTTTGGTGGTAAAAGAAAGACTATCGTCGATTTAGGCCATGTTCACTTTGCCACTGGTACTGGTATGTTCAGTGGATCACGTAATCCAATTACACGGCCTACTATGGCAGTGCTTAATGATGGTAACGACAGTCCCCAAACTGGTAACAAAGAAATGGTTGTACTACCTAATGGCGATTCAGGCATTGTTCAAGGACGTAACACTAAGATGATGTTACCCGCTGGATCAGAAGTGCTGAGCGCTAGTGAGACAGCCATGTTAATGAGTATGCAAGGCGTGACCAAGTACGCCAAAGGAACTGGATTCTTTGGCGATATTTTAAACAGTGTTACTAGCGGCATCTCAGGTGTGACTAGCTGGGTTGGTAAAAAAGTCGGCAGTTTGGAGAAATTCTTCAAAACTGCCACTAACATCATTGCTCACCCGATTAAGTCGCTTGAAAACCTGTTTGGCTGGTCTTCTAAGGGCATCTCAGGTGTTATGAGTAACATTGGTCACGGCCTATTTAATGGCGTTGAGAAGCAAGCTAAGACATGGTGGTCAACACTTTGGTCAATGGTTGATTTAGATGGTGGTGATGCTAGTGGTTTATTAGGCGCAGTTGAAAAATATGGTAAAGGCAAGCGTTACGTTTGGGGTGCTACTGGTCCAGATGAGTTTGATTGTTCTGGATTGGTAATGTACGCCTTGAAACATGCTTTTGGTATTGATTTTCCACATTTTTCTGGTTCTCAAATTGCAAAAACGCAACACGTTTCTGCTGCAAATGCTAAGCCTGGTGATCTGATTGGTAACAATGAACATATCGGTGTTTATGCTGGTAATGGTAAATATTGGTCAGCAATGAGCCCAAGCTCACACCCTAACATTGGTATGAGTTCTGTATCGTCATTTCCTGGCACTCCAATTTATGGACGTGTTCGAGGACTTCCAAGTGGAAATGATAAAGGCATTAAAGCTAATAGTGGACTAGAAAAAATTATCAAATCACAAGTTGGCAGTGGATTCTGGAAGTTTATTAGTAAGCTTGCTAGTTTGTTTGGTGATGATGTTGGTGATCCGGGTGGCTTTGGTGTTGAGCGTTGGAAACCTGACGTTAAAAAAGCCTTAGATGAGCTTGGACTTTCAACTAGTGGAAGTATGGTTGGCCGGGTGTTACGTCAAATTAACACCGAATCTGGTGGTAACCCTAAAGCAATGGGTGGTACTGACGGTTTAGCTGACGGACACGCAGAAGGTTTGATGCAAGTTAAACCGGGGACGTTTAGTGCCTATCATTTACCTGGGCATAACAATATCTGGAATGGATACGACAATCTTTTAGCCGGATTAAACTACGCAAAACATCGTTATGGTAGCGGATTGGGTTTCCTCGGTAACGGACATGGCTACGAAAACGGTGGCATTATTAACACTAACCAGTTGATTGAGGTTGCTGAACATAACAAACCTGAAATGGTACTACCGTTAACTAATAAATCACGGGCTAACCAGCTAATTTCACAGGCTAGTCAGATTGTAAATGGCAACAATGGTAGCCAGGTTATGCCAACAGACAGTGAAAGCAGTAAGAAACTTGATAAACTAATCAGCTTAATGTCCGCCATTCTAGGCAATATGGGTAATGTACAAGCCGTCATTGCTAAATCTGACGTAGTTAATGCCGTTAAATCGGACAATAAAACAGCTTCACAATACTCCCAAATGATGGGGTACTAATATCCTAATCAACCAAAGGGTCGTCCTTAATTGGACGCCCTTTTTACATATCTAAATTTAAAAAGGAGGTTAAATCGTGACCTTACAACGAGATGATTTTGAATATGCCGGTTTAAATAGCCGGGACGATTTACAAGTTGAGATGGGTAACGTGGTATTGCCTAGTGCACCGGCCATGGCTGAACAGGTGACTGATATACCGGCTATGTATGGTAACCAATTCAATGGCACGGACTTTACTAGCCGAACGATTAATATTCCGGTATCTATTTACTGTGCCGATAACCAAGCTAGATTTAATCAGATTATGCATAATTTAAGTGGTTTACTACTAAGTGATGATCCTAATGATAACGGTAAAGAATATCCACTAGTATTTGGCTTTGAACCAAAGGTGACGTATTGGGGACATATCACCGCAATTAGTGATCCAGCCCCGATTAACCCGGGTATGTATGACATGACGCTTACGATTACCTTTGTGCAGTCCGACCCCGAGCAACTCTGCCACAGGTTGAGAAGCCTTTAAATAATGGTTTAAATACGATCACTGTTGATGGCACCGCACGAACAGAGCCGGTTATCCAGGTCATACCTAAACGAGACTTGAAGTATATCGGCTTTAGTTTAAATGGTGGTCAGTTTGGTTTAGGTCCTGAGTCACCTGGAGACCAAGCCACTGCAGTTCAACCTTACACTAAAGTTGTTGATGACCCGCTAGGAACTATGGCAATGTGGACAAATGATGCCAACGCAATTAGTAATATGAAGACTGGTGAAGCGTACACATATCAAGGCCACAGTGCAATTAAGACTGAGACCAATGTAATGCGACCAGGTTTAACCAGCAATGGATATGACTTTGGGCCGATACCCACAACCGGGGAAGACCGCTGGTATGGGCCGGCATATCGGTATACTGGTATGACACAATCACTGACTGACTGGCGAGTACGAACGGGTATTCATCAATTCAAGTACAGTGGTGCTCATAATGGTCGTGCGATGGGGCGCGTTGAAGTCTTACTATTAGACCCTAACGGTAACACTATTGGACGCTTTGGCATACGTGATATGGCCTATGGTGCTAAACCCATGGCTAGACTTCAAATATGCGAGCCTGGCTCGACATTAGAATATGGCGATCGCTATACTGACTTATACTATGGTTCAGGGCCAGCAGGTTCTTTTACAAACAAGCCTGACCAGAAAATAAAAATCAAAACTGGCACGACAACCAGAACTGTAACTAAATATGGTCGTTCCAGAAGAGGAAAGGTAACTAAGAAAACCATTAAACAAACCGTTGATACCTATACAACCGTGGTCAACAAAGAAGAAGATTCCGCGCTGTCAGGTGCTTGGCTAATGTTGGACATCACCAAACGAGGACAAGTATTTACTTGGAGTATCACCCAGTATTCGACTAGAACAGGCCGACCGTTCCTGGATCCTCATATTCACATGTTAGTGCATGGAACCTATGTTGATACTCAGAATAAGTATCAGACACCCTTAGGTGGGATTGGGTCTGTCTTTCTGAAGCACCCAATTACAGAAGATGTTCATAAGATTGCCTATCGGAACCCCTTCATGTCAATGACTGATCTTGAAATATGGAAAGTTAATAAAGTTGATGCAACACAGCCAACTTATATTGCTGGCGCTGGTGAAGAAATTGTGATGGACTGTGAGACTGATACGGTTACGGTAAATGGCAAGCTAGTTTCACCAGTTTGGTCAACCGACTTTCCTAAGTTGAAACCAGGCGTTAATAGCTTGTCGATGATTGGTGATTTAGATGACGCACAAATAACCCTGAAATATCTACCAAGGATACTATAACAATACTAAAGGCTTCCCATTAAGGGTGGCCTTTTTTACATAATTAAAATAAGGAGGTTAATAGATGGCTTTAAATAACCAGTATTTAATCCTAGATTCGAATTTAAAGCGGATTGGTACCCTGACGGTTGATGGGGCTACTAAGTTTTCAAACGATAGCGTCAAGATTCAATTAGCCGATGCCGATACGACCAGTACAAGTTATGACGATGATGCCAATATTGGAACCCAAGATAACTTTAACGGCACTATCAACCTAAATGCCCAGTCTAAGAAGTTCGACCATCAAGGTTCATTAGACGTGCTTCAAGGCCAGCCGGATTCAGATAAAGTAGTGGCTGGCAACAACCTAGCTTATTATGACGAGCTATCTGGTCATTGGTATGTCATGCGCATATACAGCGTGGAAGAAAGCAATACCGCCGCTACCAAGCACGTTACAACGGCTAACTTTACTAATCTATGCTTATACACGCTAGCTCATCATTACCCAGTGGCAATTACGGCTAGTGCTAGTTCGATTCAGACGGCTTTTAATCAGTGTTTTAATGCCACTGGCTGGACGCTGGACTATCAGACTACTAATGTAATGACACCATCGATTACCATTGACGGCAAGACGAAAGCTAGTACGTTAGTACAGACACTAATCCAAACGTATAACGTTGAGATTGACCCTTATGTTGAGATTGACAGCCAAGGAAATGTCACGAAAAAGGTGTGTGTTATTACTGACCAACTCAATGCTAATGTGGTCTACAATGAGGCGGTATTTGGCAAGAATATAACTAGCTTAAAGCGAACAACGGTGTCAAACCCAATTACTAAACTTATCCCTTATGGTGCTAACGGCAACACAATTGCGCTAGTTAATGATGGTAAGCCTTACATTGTTGATGATGAAGCTAATCAGAAATATAACCCTGACTGGCAAGCTGGTTTGTACTATGAGGGGTTATTACAGCCAACGCTATTGAAAACCCAGCTGGTCTTAAAGTCTGGGCCGAAGAAATGCTGCAATTGTATAATCACCCGCGGACGTATTATGAGGTTAATGTAACACCCAACTTTAACCCACCATTAGGTGCCACGATTAGGTTTAAAGATGAGTTAATTAGGCCAGCATTAGATGCCAGTGGCCGAGTTATTCAACGGACAATTAGTTTTGCTAACCCTTATGGCAATACAGTTGGCTTTGGTGAATATGTCACGGTACCAGTTGCCACACCGGCCTGGATGCAAGGTTATCAAAGCGCTATTAATAGCGCCCTCGAAAAGGCAAGGGAGGACGCTAGTTCGGTTAAACCAGTGGCTTTAACTCCCGACGGCAACAACTTCACTGATACCACCCAGACTAAGCGGTTAATCTTACAGGCTTGGGAAGGCAATACTAATATTTCAGCTTATATTGATTCCAAGGGATTTATTTGGCACCGGTATAATACTGACGGCACCCTTGATACTAATTTCAACCAAACTGGCTATTTAGTACAAGCAGCATACAGTTCCGTTGGTACACTGCACGGGACTATTGAAACCCGTTATATCCAAAATGAACCGGAGATCAAGTTACAAACTAGTGCTATTCGTAATTTGGGTAGTTTTGACCCAGACGACAGTGCCCTAGGAATAACTGATGCGGCACAATATATGTGCCCGTTAAGCAACGGCCAATATCTAACTAGCCGGGCGATTAATCAAAGTACAACCGGCGATGTCATGTTTGTCTTACACGACACTGATTTTAAACCAATTAGCAAGATGATTGTTTCACACGGTGGGCATGGATCTAGCTTTTCGATTGAAGAGGTAGATGGGACTATTTACATTTGGTCCGCAACTAAGCCTAATTTAAACGTTAACGAATATGCAATTAGTCGCATCCCCTACCTCGCTAATATGACCATAGGCAATGATGATGATCGTATTACGCGTTTCTGCACTGTCGATCGTTATATACGGGTCAGCGTTGATTTCAAACATGGGTACTTACTGTGTGGCTACTTTAATGGTAAACAGGATATACTGCGGCTCGATGAGGTTAAACAAGGCAATTACAATGTGCTGTATAGTATCGATATTGACAACTATGGGTTTAACAGGGATCGGCAAACCTACCAATCACAAGGCATTGACTTTCCGTATGTGTACTTTCACTCGGGTGATTTCAACATGAAAGACCCTCGTATGGTGTACGCAGTTAATGTTGTTCATGGTGGGCAAGAATTTGCCTCTAATTATTTACTGGATATGGATTTAGGAGTAAACGATGATGTTATCGAGCCTGAAACCTGTAACATTATCTATAATAGTCAGACTAATCAGCCGGAACTATTGGTTACCTTCAATTGTAGATACCAAGGCAATGCTTTAGAACGTGTCTTCGTAATACCAATCAAAGAACGTTTGCCAATGCCTACGATTAGCAATGATGAAGAAGGGAGGTGAACTAAATGGCAGAATCTAATGCAACACAGGTCATCTTAACCGATGATGGTCTAAAAATTATCAAGGCTCAAAATACGGCTGATGAAGCGGTTGGCAATATTAACGATATTAACAGTGATAACAAGCTCACCCCTAGTGAAAAAATAAAATTAAAGCAAGAATATGATAAAGATGTTGAGCTTTATAACATTGATATTGGACAACTAAAATCTGTTAATTTACCTACAGCAGAATTAGACATTGCTATGAGTAATTTGACGAATTTTGTAACTCCATTGTTCAAAGAAATGAATATAACTTCAACTGTAGACAGAAACGCTTTGAATAGTGTATTCACAGCTTTTGCCACGGCAGATAAGAACGCCTCTCAAGCCTTTGTTAATATGGTTCAGCAAGTAGCAGATGATGCTAAAAAAGCTGGAGATGATGCAAAGGCAGCCGGAGAGAAAGCGCAAGTAGCTGGGGAAGAAGCTAAAACGTCAGCTGACCAAGCCCAAGCGGATGCCATTCAAGCGAAAGCAGATGCCACTAAAGCGCAAGCAGACGCAACTACCGCTCAAAACAGTGCTCAACAAGCCCTAGATAACATCACGGTAGTTGATTCTAAAGTTGATAAATTATCAACTTCAACAACGGCCCAATTCAATACTTTGACTGATGGCTATCAAGAAGTAATTAGCACAGTCAACAATATGGATATTGGTGGTACTAACCTCCTTAAGAATAGTAAATTCGATAACAAGATGAATAACTGGCGTATCTGGTGTCCACAAGGTATGGGAACAAGTACAGTTAAAATTAACGAAACTGGTGGTGGTGATTGGCCAAGGCAAGCAATCTATTTAGCTGAAATTGTTAACACAGAAGCTGATAAAAACAATCAGTTTGGTATTGCGCAGGATAATGTTTCGGTAGAACCCAACGCTGAATACACATTTCAATTGTTTAATGATGGTGCAGATCCAATTACTGTTCAGCATGGGAATGGTAGTAATGATCCGTATGTAACAAAAGCCCTTGGTAGTCATAGAACAACTTGGACTTTTAAAATTCCAGCAGGTGTATACAACACCAATATCTATATCGGTTTTGATTCGGGACAATCAGGTACAGCTTGGATATCTTTAACAAAACTTGAAAAAGGTAATAAGGCAACAGATTGGTCTCCAGCTCCAGAAGATTTAGCTAGTCAAACACAGATTACAGCTTTAAATAATTTGATTAACCAAAAGGTTTCTAACGATCAATATCAATCAGATAAAACGCAAACAGCTGACTTAATCAGTCAAACAGTTACCAATGCGGTCAATAATATTAATGTAGGCGTAAGAAATTATTTATTGGCGACTGGAACCCCATTTACTAAGACAATGGACGCGTCCGCTGGTGATATATATGATTTTAATTATTGGTATAGTTTTGGACAGTTGAATAAAGCACCTTTTAAAAAAGGCATGGAAGTAATGTGGAGCTTTGATTGGGAAGTTTCGAATATGACAAGCTACGGTCAAATTGAAATGTATTTAGAAGGTTCCCCGTTCTCAGTTAATAAAGTAATAGGTTCTGTTGGGCCACAAGATTTACACGTATCACCCTCACCCACTAATACAAGCGGACATGTGGAAGTATATGTTACTTTAAATGAAAATTTTTTGAATAGTGTATCGAAACAGTTTAAGCATGGCGTAATGAAACCGTTCAAAGGTACTTTAACATTTAAAAATGTTCAGCTGGTGATTGGTAATAAAGCTATAGATTGGTCACCAGCTCCAGAAGATTTAGCTAGTAAAACAGACATTACAGCTTCTATTAACAACATTCATTTAGGTGTTAAGAACGCTGACAGTTCAACATCTACTTTCAATATGAACAGCAATACGATTCTATTAGATGCTAATAAAATTATCCTTAGTGGTAAGACAAGCATTTTAGATGGAACTATTGACACTGCTAAGATTGCCAATGCAGCTATCAATACAGCACAGATTGCCGATGGCGCGATTAATAACGCTAAGATTGCGAACGCAGCTATTGATGATGCCAAGATATCGAATCTTAATGGTAATAAGATTATTGCTGGCAGTATTACGGCTAACAAGATCAATGTTGACGATTTAATTGCTAATGGTATTAATACTAAAACATTAACATCGGTTAACTTGAACACTAGTACGTTGACAACCCCTCAACTTAATCTTGGATTGAACGGAACGTTTACCGAAGACTTTGATTATACACAACCTACTTCAATATTTTTGCCAAAAAAGAATAAAGGAACATTGACCTTTAATCATGGTGTTTTGCAATCCAAAGGTAATATGCAAACCTATGTTGGCGGTCAATGGGGCGGTATGAATGACAATTACACCTTCCAAGCCGGAATTGATAACTCCCAATGGACGGAAGTCGCCCCGGGGTACATCAAACTAGATTTATTCAAGCAAAATGACACAGATGTGGCAGAGCGCACCTATGTTGATCCAACAGGTTTCTATTACACGACCAATAGTAATCAAGCATATACCTCGTACGTGGGAAATATTGTTAGCACCCCACAAGTTCAAACTTCTAGTGTGCTTACTAAGTATATTGGTCCAAGTGCTGGACAAAAACTTCTACAGATTGACAATAACGGTAGCGACTACGGTTTACAGGTTGGTTCTTATGCTGGCAAAGAAGCTGTATTGTCAGATTATATATATAACTTCACGGCTAGTACAGCAAGTAATGTCTATATCACCGCAAATGGACATCTTGCTAGATCAACTTCGGCCTCAAAGTATAAATATAACATTAAAAATCCGGATATTGAAACAACTCTGGGTGATAGATTGTTAAATGTACACATGGCAACATGGAATGATAAACATGCAGTCGATACGTATGCAGAGCAACTGACCACTGGAGAAGCTAAAGAAAAGCTTTCTATCAAAGAACATTATGGCTTAATTGCTGAACAGATGCGTGATGCGGGATTAGACATGTTTATTGATTATGGTAAGAACCATGAAATAGAGGGTATTCAATATGATAGAGCGTGGGTTCCACTTTTGTCTGTCATTAGAAGATTAAACGATAAAGTGAATGAATACGAATTAAGATTAAGCCGATTGGAGGAAAAGATTAATGAATGATTTTCAAATAACTAACATTACTATTTCCAATAGTGATGATTTAGGAAGAGGAACGACTATGCGTAAGATAGGCTATTCTGGAACATTTTCGGATAGCTCACACATAGAAGGATTCGTCATGATGAGTGAAGATAAATTTTTCACCACAAATTATGCAGATTTAAAAAACATTGTAGCAACTCAAATTATTAAAAATTTAGGAGGAAACAAAAATGAGTAAGAAAGTTAGGGGAGTAATTGAAGAAACGAAACCAGCTAACAACTCTAATGAAGAAAAAGTTACCAAGTTAAATAATAAGATTGCACAACTGGAGAGAACTAATCGAGTTTTATCTCAATTAAGTAATGATCGTAATGAGAGAATTTGCCAATTAGAAATTGAAGTTGCGACATATAAAACAATCAATAGTAAGACTGTCTAAAATAGACAGTTTTTTATTATAAATAAATAGGAGGAATAAACATGGCATTATCAACTAGTCAAAGTATTTCATTAAGTGGTACATCAACGATTAATGGTGTACAGGTAGCAACATTCTCAACTGTAGTATCTAAAGGACTATCATACACATCGGTATCAATGCAAATTACAGACCAAGACTTATATGAGAAGAATAAGGCTGAAGTGCGCAAAGATCGGAATGATTTTCAAACAGCAGCCGATAACTTATCTGATAGCCTAGATTCAGGTTCTGTTACAAGCACTGAATAAAGGAGGCATCGAAGATGGCGAAAACACTTAGTTTTACCGATACTTCACCACAAACGGTTAAAATTGGTGATACTACCACTAGCTTTACACTAGTATGTGGTAATGATAATGTGGCCACTGATTTAACTAATGCCACTTCAATTACCGTTAAATTAGGCAATGCTAGTGGCTATCTTAAATCGGCCACAGTTGACCCAGCTAGTTTAACCGAGCCCACGACTGGTCAGATTGTGCTAGCTTTAACAGCGGATTTAATGGCCGGGTTAACAGCAGGAGATTATCAGCTAGAAGTCTGGGTGGTTGATAGTATTGGGACGTCAATTTACCCGAGTGAGTCAACGTTACAGTTCCAAATTAATAATAGTCTTGAATAGGAGGCAAATAATTGAATAAGCACAAGTTAAAGGCACTCATCTTAATGGTGAGCGCTATTTTTATAGCCTTTTTTATGGGCAATGTTACCACTCATGCTGCTCGCATGGATATGGTCGACGTGTCGAATAACAACGGATACATGTCAACGGCAGAGTATGTTTCCATGCGCAATGAGTTCGGTGTTAAAGCTGTTACGGTCAAGATTAGTGAAGGCGGTACGTACAAGGACCCGTATGCTGCCAGCAACATTGCAAATGTCCAAGCGGCCGGAATGTATATCAATGGCTACCATTTTGCACGCTATGCCACTAAGGCACAAGCAATTGCCGAAGCTGATTTTGCTGGGAGAACAGCTAAAGCGGCAGGACTACCGGTTGGCGCGGTACTAGCGACTGACGTCGAAGCTGAGGAACAAAATTACCAATCCAAAGCAACCAATGACCGCAACAATGTCGCCTTCATGAAAGAGATTCAGAAGTTTGGTTATCGGGCCGACATTTATACGTCAGGATCATGGGCTAACACTAAGATGACCATCAAGAATAAAACTGGCTGGATTGCTGCTTACCCGTATGTGGTTAGCGGTAAGAACTGGTATTCAACTAACCACGCATGGCAATGGTCGTCAACGGCTAAGTTCCGTATCAGCTATGGTGGCTTCGATGTTAGCCAATTAAATAGCAACTACTACACCGCCGGGCTGAAATCAACAGTCAAGCCGACTAATAAAGGTGCAGTTAAGGCCAACAACAAAAAAGCCAACAAAAACATTTCCAAGCCAGCTACCTCAGCCAAATGGGTCAAAGAGTCGAAGACCTACACACTCAAAACGGCGGTTAATCTGCACACAGGCGCGTCAACGTCATCAAACGTAATCGCTATTTTGCCAGCTGGAACTACGGTAAAGACTGATCAAGCCATTATTCAGGGCGGATATCGCTGGGTACGCCAGCCACGATTTAATGGTTATGGCTATTTAGCAACCGGCCCGGCAAGTAATACGTTGGAGTATGTAAAGAGTGGTACAGCTCACACATATTACACAGTTAAGTATGGCGACAGTTGGTGGACAATCGCACAACGCAATGGCATTAATATGGCTACATTAGCTAGTCAGAATGGAAAGACGATTTATACCACTATCTATCCCGGTCAGCGATTGGTGGTGAGATAATGTCGCAATATGATGATACAACTAAATTACTAATGGATATTCAAAAGGATGTGGCCAGCACCAAAGCGAAAGTTGAGAGCATTGAAGAAAAGATGAATCGAGTTGATGATATTGATAGCAAGGCTGATAAGGCCTTAGCCAAATCAATTGAAATCGAGCATGAGATAGGACGGGTTACTCAGATTCAGAATTGGGTTATCGGTGTCCTAATTTCCGGTGTACTCGTAACGTTAGTTATTTACATTGCAGAAAAGTTCCTTTAGGAGGGAAAAAATATGATTAAAAAAATTAGTTTTAAGAATGCTGACGGAAGCTTGAATGGTAAGTTGATTGCTGGGATTATTTCGTTATTAATTGTGTTAATTCAACAAATTTTTGCCATGTTTGGCGTTAAGTTTACTGGTGACTGGTCAGCCATTGTTGCCGTTATTAACACGGTATTAACGATTCTTGGTATGTTGGGCGTGATTACTGACGTTCAAACAGTGACAGCACCAACAGTTAAAAGCGACGAGGAAAGCCAAGTCGAAGCAGCTGCTAATAAAGTTGCTGACGAAACACCAACACCAACTTCCGCGGCAGTGAATAGTTCTGCAGCTTCTGACACTGAATCCGCCTCACAAGCAAACCAAAAATAGTATAATTAATCCCCTGTGCTTCGGCGTGGGGGATTTTTTTTGTTTAACCGTTGACAATTATCATATATAATATTACATTACGGTCAAGAGTCTAATAAACAAGGGAGACAATTTTAAATGTTCAGGAATCTAGTTAAATTAGCTGGTTTAAGTCGGTGGTATCACCATGAGAAACATGTAGATAGGTCAAACGCCCGTAAAGCTAGTGGTCAATCAGCCTTTAGTTATGATGATTTCAAAGGATTACGCAAGTTGGCGTTCTGGTTATTTGTGTTCAGCATATTCCTAAATTGGGGCTTTGTTGGTGCAGTTAGCTTGATTGCATGGTTAGCCATGTGGGCTGTTAGCCTACTGTTTTAAACAGCGTTAATTAAATGTCGTCCCGTAACTCGTCAAAGTTACATTTGGGGGTTATTAGGTGCAATCTCTGCTCGAAAGTTCACTTAGAACTGGTAGAGTAAGTATGCGATGTTCCCAGAATCTCCCACTTCAAGCGTTAAGCCGAAGGCTTAGCTAAGTGGGAGTAGTTCAAATCAGAGATGCTATAAAATTAATATTTGCAATTGTGTATTGAATTATTATAATAATTAGTGTAAATAAGTCCAAGAGTTCTTACCCATTGTCTTGCTCGGACAGTGGTTGTTCTTACTTTGGTGTTGTCTGTCTTCTGCGACAACACTTTTTTATTGCCTAAAATTATTATCTATATATAATATAGCCTTCATCTTCGGGTGGAGGCTTTTTTGTTGTCTGGACAGGTCGTTTTAAAGTGTATTTGGGTGTAGGATTACCATTATTGGGTGTAGGATTACCATCAGTAGGAGAATTAGTTTAAGGGTTAAAGGGGGAGTAGGCTATTGAATTAAGTTCTCCTATTTTTTATTGAAATGACATCATTATTCTCCAACGTAGGAAGAAAACTTATCCACGCCAATTATTTCGGAAAAATAACTTAAAATACAGAAAAAGTCCACACGACCAATAAATGGTTAAGCGGACTTTCCTTAATACAAATAAAGTATTACAATGAAATAGTAAGCCAGGTTCCTCCAAAGAATATCAGGCTTGCCGGGAAATCACCAGCTTAGAAATAGGCTGCGTGATTTTTTGTTTGTGTGATTTATTTTGATATCTGAAAAAGACAGGTTTATATAGTTAAGGGTAAAATTCATCGTTAATACAAAATAAAACACGACACAAGACTTATAATAAAGCAAATCTAGAAGCATTGCAAGCAATATGCATGGCTAATATATTACGATTGATGACACGATTTACTGATACAAAATAGAAAAAGCCGAATCAAGAAGATTATAAAAAAGCACCCACTCGGGTACCAGCTTATTTAAACATGAAACGCTGCTATATTGTGGTGGTGCTATAGTGGTGCGGTAAATACATTAAAGTGTTGATATAACGGCGTTTATAAAGAGTTTTCAAATCCTGTACTCTCCTTATTAGTACCTATTAGACCCTAACGAGAATTAACGCTTGTTAGAAATAAAAATAGCTTAAAGCCTATCATATCAAGGCATTAAGCTATTTTTTTGTTTTTGTAGTTCCGATTAGAATATCACTAGAAATTAAAAAGTTGGTTCCCATTTTATTTTAGGAGTATTTTTAAATAGTTTTTTTGATTTTACTAAATTGCAAAAAAGTATTCAGTACACAGAGAACGATTAGATTAGTAAGTCTAATGAGTACAGGATTTTCATTTACCTATCTATCAGTCACTAACGGGGTGTGGGAACCAAATGGGAACTGAATCGCTATTTTACTTTGGTTTCTAAATTTTTATCTGGCTTTCGATTCATCAGTTTTTCAACTGACTTTTCAATCTTCAAATCTGATTTCTGTTTGTATTCGTCAATTAGATATGAATACACTCGGCTGGTAATAGATACATCAGAATGACCTAATCGTTTTGATATTACATACAAATCGACCGTTTCTGATAGTAAATAAGCCACGTGAGTGTGTCTCAATGAATGGAAGTGAAAACCACCGTGTTCAATGTCACAAGCCGTCAGCGACTCTTTTAACGTCTTATTGACTGCTGAAGAAGAGGGGATGGTTCCATATTGATTTAAAAAAATCATTTCTTTTTTACTTGCTGGTTTAAGTTCCTTAATAGCAGCTATTAAAGTATCGTTAATTCTAATGATACGATCAAAATTAGCTTTGGTAGATTGGAATTTACCGTCTTCATAGTTCCAAGATTTATTGATTGAAATGGTATTGAAGTTAAAATTGATATCTTTCCAAGTTAGAGCTTGAATTTCACCTAATCGCATACCAGTTCCAATCGCTAGTAGAATCATATATTTAGAAGTGAAATTCGGATTTTTAGTTTCTAATAGGTAATTAGATAATTGGGCGGTTTCTTCAATGCTAAGGTAATCAATTTTTCTTGAACGTTCTTTATCGAAGACGAGGTTAACACTCCTCACAAAGTCCTTTTGGATAATTTCATCATAAATTGCGTCCTTTACACAAGCGTGTAACAGAGAATTAAATTTAGATACGGTAGACTTAGCATGATTTTTGCCAAAATCTTTGATGAACTTTTGATAATCTCGTCGAGTAATCGAATTAATGGTTTTAGATCCAATTGGATATTTTTTAAGGTTATTGTATAGCTGTCGATAGGTAGCATAAGTTCGATTAGTGACGGAACTCTCTTTATATAATTCGAACCAATCCCAGAAATAATCAGCAAAGACGATAGACTTATCAATATAATCATCGTCAAATTCGCCGTTTAATAATTTAGCCTTTAAATAAGCTTCCATTTGACGAGCTTCGATTTTACCTTTGACAGTAGCTGATTTATTTTTACGTTTGCCATCTTTTTGTACACTAACTTTTACTCGATAGTTATAGCTACCATCTTTATTGAATCGTTTAATAATTGCCATTTTAACAATCTCCATTTCTATTGTTGGAAATGGTCCTCAATGCTAAAATAGATATAGTAAAGAGACCACTTCCAAGTGGTTGATTTGTTGGTAGACACACTCTCAAAACTTTGGTCGGAAATGAGAATGTGTCTTTTTTGTAGGCTAATTAGATTTAGACCACAGTTTCAAAATGTCATTAACTTCTGCTTCTGCTGAGGCATAATTAAAGCGTGATGAATCAAACATGTAGTATATAGCTCCGTAACCAAATTTATTATCAAAAAATCCAATATGTTCAACGTCCATGTCATTTTCTTTTAAATAATCATAAATGGGATGCATTCTTTTCTCTGTAAAGTTATCATCGTTCAAATCGGGAAATGTAATATCTGTCATAATGCCATGAAGTTCCATATAGTTTAATGCTTCTTCTTTTGTACATAACTCTTCGTCTTTTTTTAAATATGCCATTTTTAAGCTTCCTTTCTGAATTTATTTAGTCAAGCATCATAAAGAGTTGAACTGTATCTGGCCACCAGAGCGGGGATACCTTTTTTTGAACCCTCATTCGGTATACTTGTACTATACAAATGTTTAGAGAGGGGCCAAGAATGGATAATTTAATTTATTTAGTACCGGGATTTATTTCATATATAGTATTAAGGCCGTTTGGATTATTTAACTTTCAAAATGATTCCGATAGACAGATAACTTTGATTATTTTGTCGTTAATTAATTCAGGACTTTCAGCGACACTTAGTAGTTATTTTTGGAAAAATAGTATTGTTGCAATGTTTGTGAGTGCAATTATTATTACTGTTTTTTATTTTTTGCTATTTATTGTATATAATAAATTTTCACAAATGATAGCAAACAAATTAAATGTAAACCTCTACGATGATATGGGGACGTTAGAACATTCTCTATCTCAAAATTTTAAGGATAAGGAACAATTTTTGATTTCGTTTGATTTTGATAACAAATATATTGCTTCAGGGTATGTTAGGAATGTTGATGATCAAGGAAATCAACAAATAGAACTCTATGGTCAAGCAGAACACATTTATTCCATTGAAACTGCCAGAAGACTTTATGAAGAAAACGATTTAAACTCTATTATTATAGATTATAAAAATAAAGTTAAATCATATGTGATTATTTTTTAGTTTTAGGTGTTGGAGTTGGAGCTGGAGCTGGTTTTGCAGAAGTAGTTCTAGGCTTAGCTAAACTCTTGTTCTCAAAATTACGACCATCTTGCGGGCGTAAGATTCTAGTTTCTTTTTCACTCAATATATTCACCTCCTTAAATATCCGAAAGGGTGTTTTTTTACATATTTAAAATCTGTTTCTTTTTAGTATCAAATTCTTCTTGTGTAAGGATTCCCTCATCAAGTAATGCTTTATATTTTCGGATTTGGTCAGGACCGTCAAGCATTTTATCGTTGCTAGTATTAGCGGAGGCGTTGCGCAATGAAGATTTATATTGTTCTGATGCTTCCTTTATTTTATCGACCATAATAGGAGCCGTACTTTTGTCCACTTGTTCAATTAAAGTTGTAACAGCACCATTTGTAATTGCTATTTTTCCTAAAAGAAGCCCTTTTGAATACGATACACCATTTATCATATCTAATGGAACTTCAGTGGATTTAATTCCGAAAATCATCCCTTTATCAATAAATATAATCCTCTTTTGTGTAAGAACCACAAGTACAGTATTTCCATCAACGAACCCAGAAGTTGCGTATTTAATGACTTCATCATCACTTAATATCTCAGGTAAAGCTTTTACTTCTTTCTTCGTACCAAAAGTATCTGAAACTCCAGCAGCTTTCATTTGTTTTTGAATATTTTCTAAATTCATTTTGCTCCTCCAAATATGTACAGCTTTTATAGACATCAGATTGTTGGTCGTAAGGTTATTCTTCTGGTATTCCATATGAAGAAATCAATTCGTTTAATGTTTCTGGATATCGATCATTTTCTTCTATATAAAGAACGCCAAGTAAAGCAGCAGCAAAGACGTCTGATTCGTGTTCTAGCTTAGAGTGTCCAAATCTAATACCAGTGTAGTATCCAGATAATCCCTCATGTAAGATTACATGCCCAACTTCGTGAGCCATAGTGTAGTAACGAGAGGGAAGGTACCTAATTCGTTCATTCATCATAACGACAGGTTCGTCATTATCGTAAGTTGTTTTAGCAAATGGTCTTTTTCCAAATAGGGGGAGTCCATTCAACATCTATATTTAACTTATTAGCAATGGCAAATGGATCAGCAGTGTTATATCTTTCAATCACGGTTTCTACAGCTTCTTTAATTTTATCGGTATTCATAGATAACACCTCTTAATCATGTTTGTGGCGTTTCCAGAATATTGTCGTCATTGCAAGTTTTACTTGCTGCTTTTCTTCCTCAGTTAAATCTTCGCCACCATAAGTCATTCCACCTTCAAGGTTTCTTTCTAAGAAGGTTTCTAAATCCTTCGTATCTTTTTCATTTGCCCATTCGGGTGTTTCGTTTTTGCCTAATAGATAATCTACGGTTACATCTAAAACATCAGCTACAGATTCGAGAGTTTTTCGACTAGGCGTAACTCCCTCAGGATAAGTTTTTGATGGTTTCCAAGTATAAATAGATTTTTCCCCAATACCAGCTTTACGAGCCAATTCAGCTAAACTATATCCGTGTTGTTTTGAAATCTTTTTAACTCTATCAAATAGTGTCATATCAGTACTCCTTGGGGTACTGTATTGTTAAAGTACTAAAAAAGTATCGTTTGTAGTTGACTAAGTACTATTTTAGTATTATATTAATACATATACCAAGTTATTAAACAAAGTTCACGAACAAAAAACGTTGATATAGCGACTAAACTATTGTATCAACGGAACATGTTTATTTTTTCGTTTGCTTATTTACTATGTAATCATAGTACTAAAAGAGTACTAAGTCAACACGGTTAATTAACTTTGTTAACAAAGAAGGGGTAATTATTTTGCCAGATGTATGGAAATGGAAGGAAGCCTTGGCTAAGGCACATTTAAAACAAGAAGAAGCTGGGAACGTTGTAAATATAAGTAAAAACCAAATGTCTATCCTTGTTAAACGAATGATATTAGGAAAAGGACTACTAGCATCTGATTTAGATAAAAAACGTTGGAAATTAATACTTGAATATATCAAGTTTAAGCAAGAGGAGTTAGGAGATTCAGAGAAGGTTATCACATGAATCAAGAACAGTTACAAGAATTAATCGATAAAGTCGGAATGTCTAATTTAGAAGAGGCTATTAAAGCCCGAAAAAGCAAACTAACCTATATGAATGTTTTTAGAGGAATAAAAATTGAATCTGAGGATATCGAGAAAATCAATCGTAAACATCACATCGTCACGAATCCTTATGTTGATTTTAATCGATATAGAAGTCCGTACTCAAGGAAAGGGCAAGTTGGATATATCGGATTCGACTACGATGGGGAGGCTTTGACGCATAATTCTTTGGGAGTGCGTGATTTGCATGCGGCAATTAAGACGCTGACGTTTGCATTACTTGGCGAGAAGAACGGCAAGAGGCTAGATGAAGATGAATTAAAGTTTGCACGTTCTGCATATGTGAAATTAAAAGAACTTTATTTAAATCTTTACGACTTGCGGTTAATGGAATTGGAAAGGTAGAAAGGTTATGAATAATAGGGAAGCATTACTTAAACATTTCAGTATCAAAGTTAAACCACTAAAAGATGAATTTGGCGGGGAAACTGTTAATTTTGCAGAGGAAATTATTAAAACTGCAAAAAGAAAAGACCTTACATATGAGGAAGCATATGCAGGTCTTGAGTATGCCTATGAACTTATGCGTTATCAAGCGCAATTTCTTCAAATGAGATAAGTTCATAGCTAGCTTCAGATAAATTTATGACTGGCAAAGTATTGTCACTAGAGAGGTAATCAAAAAATAAGCTTGACTCTTGAAAAGAATATAAATCCATAGAATCTACATTAATTGCGTGGGCATTGTTTTTTTCTTTAAGACTATTTATCTTGTCAAAGCTAGAATTCAGTTTTTCAAATACTGTAAAAATATTTTTTTCTGAATCAAAATTTGGTTCGAATAATGCTTTATACCAGTTAAATAAATTTGGTTTTGCAACATTGTAATTTAAACTTTTTTTCTTTAATTCTAATTGGGAATTGAAGTACCAAACATAGGAGTTATCTTTAGAATCTTTGTTTAAAAAATGACCTTTAAAAATTTTTCCGAAAGAATCTTGATAGATTGGCATCAAATTGTAGCCATTGGTATTTAATGCATATTCTAAAGCTTGCATTTCAAAAATAGATAATTTCATTTATATCACCACCTTTTTATTGAACTAACTTAATTATACGCAGAAAGAAGGAAAACAAGTGAACGAATTACAGAACTTCAACTTTGAAGGAAAACCCGTAAGAACTGTCGTAATCAATAACGAACCATATTTTGTCGGTAAGGATGTAGCTTCTGCAATCGGTTATCGAAATACCAAAGATGCTATCAATAAACATGTTAAGTCTAAATATAGAAGGGAGTCAAACTATGACAGTGATTAGCGAACCTGGTATTTATCAACTAGCAGGTCAAAGCAAGTTACCCACAGCGGAACCGTTTCAAGATTGGGTTTATGAAGAAGTTATCCCGTCTATTCGGAAACACGGAGCATATCTTACAGACAAGAAAGCTTATGACGTCACTCACGATAAAGATGCATTAGCAGACTTACTTGTTCAAGCGGGTAACCAGCTTAAAGAGAAAGATTTAGTTATCGAGGAAATGAAGCCTAAAGCATTATTTGCTGATTCGGTCGCAGCTAGTCACACAACTATCTTGATTGGGGAAATGGCAAAGGTATTAAGAGGTAATGGTGTTGATATCGGAGCTAATCGATTGTTCCAATGGCTTCGTAAGAACGGCTATCTGATCAATCGCAAAGGAACTGATTGGAATATGCCGAGCCAGAAAGCAATGGATTTGGGGTTGTTCAAGATTAAGGAAACATCAATTAGTCATGCTGACGGATCCGTTTCGATTTCAAAAACAACGAAAGTCACTGGTAAAGGGCAACAATACTTTATCTCTAAATTTCTAAAAAAAAGATTAGTTTAGATTTTGACTTTTCAAACGTTATAAGAATGGAGGATTTGACATGGTTGCATATGTTTCATGGAAAATATTTTTATTTTTTTGTGTAGTAGTTGCTATGGCTTATAAAGCTGGAAGCATTTCTGGTAGAGGCCATTAGTGAAGAATCAATTTAAAAAGGAGTTGAAATGAATGATACAGGTTGCTAAGAGCTTTGAGGGAGCGTTCGAAGTTCCGAAAGGCTATGTATTAATCAAGTCTGTTGACTTAAAAGAGTTGGATAAGAAGGTTCATGCTCACGAAATTTGGGGGATGAAGGAACTTCGAGATTACACGCTTAATAAAAGTGAGACATGGATCAAACGTCATATTTTGAAAAATCCAGCATTGAGAGATGAGATACAAAAGTTACGTGATAGAGGTACATTGAAGGGTGGTGGGTATGGTTCTAATTGGATGATGTTTGCAGACGATATTAAGGAATTTATCAACGAGAATAAAGAAATCATTATGCGGGAGGAGAAGTACTGAAGTTAGTACGAGTTGATCATAGCAAGTACATCAACACGGATAGGATTAACGCAGTGGTTGAATATAATCCAAATGAAACACATATTTTTACTGGTGATAGCTACGAACCTTTTATCTTCAATCAACCAATTAAAAAAGTACTCGACGCTATTTGCGGTAGCGAGGAGCACTTAAATAATAACGAGAAATTTCATTTTGAACATGGAAGTTTAATTTTTGAAGAAAATGGAATTGGAACCAGAATATTTACGAGAAATCAAGTGAAGGCTATAAAACTTTTATTTAATAATATCCATTAGATGGGTACCAAAATCAGTTATATGGATAAATCCCTTATTAACTTCAAAATTCCTATCGATTGTAATTATTACTTTATCATCTAAAGTTTGAGAAGTATAGGAGTGGTAAACATCAGTGTTTTTAAATGAGTTGTAAAGATTGGTAAAAACTTTATCAGTTAACCAATGCTGAAAATTTATTTCAATAATACCAAGGCCTCGCAAATTATCTAAATGTAAATCAAGGTCTTTATAACACTTATCTGTTGTTAGAATAATTGGACCTGTGACATTATGGGTTGCCGTATTGTCTTTGTTTGATTCAGTCAATTTTGCAACAGGTATTTGGTGGATTCTTAAGTCACTATCAAAATATGATGTACGTAATTTGCTAAGTAAGTTTAGGGCACTAGCATCTTTGTAACCCAGCTGAGCTATTACTGTAGCGTCTCTTGGAGTAATTGAATCATTATATTTTGAATCTAAAGATTTAGAGAGTAGGTTTTCAAACATTTCTCTAATATCATCCTCACCAATTTTATATTTAGATTTCTCTAGAGTTTCTAAAAAAACTGGTAACCGAGATACATCTCTTCGCTTTTCAGGTATAGAGTTAATTTTTTTGTGGATATTATTTGCATAATTATCCAATTTCTCTTTTGTATATATATTCCACATTAATAATGGATAACAGATAGTTCTTGCAAGACCGCCAGCACTGTCACCTAATATTTTCCCAGTTGGGTTAAGAATACTCTCTACTGTACTTTCAGGTAATGCATCAAATCCACTTTTAATTAAATTAGGATCCATAACTAATCACCTCCTTTCATAATGATTATACACAAAAGAAGGTATGGAAAATGAATTTAGAACAAAATAAAAAGCCCGCTACAGCAATAGCGGACAAATAAAAATAATTTACATCTCAAGTATATCACACAGGAGAATTCAACATGATCAACAAAGCAGTTTTAGTGGGACGTCTAACAAGAGACCCCGAACTACGATACACAGCAAGTAATGCAGCAGTTGCAAGCTTCACAATGGCTGTTAATCGTCAATTTACAAATGCGCAAGGCGAACGTGAAGCCGACTTTATTAATTGTGTGATGTGGCGTAAAGCAGCGGAAAATTTCTGTAACTTCACTCGAAAAGGTTCATTGGTTGGTATTGATGGACGGATTCAAACTCGAAGTTATAAGAATCAAGCTGATCAACAAGTTTTCGTTACCGAGGTTGTGGCCGAGAACTTTTCACTGCTCGAATCAAAGGTACAAGCAGAGGCACATCAGCAACAAGCTCCAGCAACTCAAACTAATACTCAAACAAAGAAACAATCAAATCAGAATCCTAATGATCCATTTACAAATGGCGGACAGTCAATCGACATTTCAGATGATGATTTACCGTCCTAGTTGGAGGTGGAAGATAATGGGCGATAGGAGAATGTTAAGCCGTCGAGTTACAGATAGTACAAAGTTTCTAAAAATGCCAATGAGTAGTCAGGCATTGTATTTTCACTTGGTACTAGGTGCTGATGATGATGGTGTAGTTGAGGCATTTGCAGTCATGAGAAAAATAGGTGCTGCCAACGATGATATGCGCTTGTTAGTTGCTAAAAACTTCGTGATTGTTTTAAACGAAGACATGGTCACATATATTACCGATTGGAATGAGAATAATAATATTCGAGCTGATCGTAAAGTGGATTCGATTTATCAACAATTACTATTACAAGTTGTTCCAGATGCACCAATTAAGAAGGCAAAAAAGAGAGCAGATACTAAAAAAACAAAACAAATCAGTAGTCAGTCACAACCACAATTAACATCTGGACAACCAATGGACGTCCAGTGGACGGCACAAGATAAGTTAAGAGAAGGTAAGTTAAGAGAAGATAAGTTAAGTAAGGTTAATTCAGTAGAAGAGAGTGAAAAAGAAAATTCATCCCCGACCAAGGCTACTGTCTACGACTTATATCAAGAGAATTTTGGAGTAATCAGTCCCTTTATTGTCGAAAGCATCGACTACGACATCAAAGAACACGGCGAGGAATTAGTTATCGAAGCTATGAAGCGTGCTCGTTTGAATCAAGCCAATTATAAGTATGCGCAAGGTATTCTTGAAAGTTGGAGCAAGCAGGGTGTTAAGACGATGGAAGATGTTAAAGCTTCGGATGTTGAACACAATCAGAAGAAAAAAATTCGGAGTGGACGTCAACCAGTGCAGAGGGAAACTTTGCCTGATTGGGCGACTGATGATAATGCTCAAAAAGAAAGTACGACCAAAAAAGTTGATCCAGCCGTTCAAGCGGTAATCAATGAACAAATGGCAGCTTTGACATCTCGAAGAAATAAAGAGGTGTAACGCCATGTATCGATTGATTGGGAATGTTTCAAGAAAGGTATATAAGTGTTCCGAGCATAAATCAGATTTGATTCGATGGATTAATTTGTTATCAACTTCAAAAGGGAAATCAGTAATTCATTTGAACATCCCCGAAGCAATGTTGATCTACAAAGAAGTTAAGAAGGAGCAATCAAAAATTGAATAAAGAAACGCTAAAAATGATTGAACGAGCTAGAAAGGGAATTTACTACAATACGACCGCTTGGTTCTGTGAACAAGGCGATATCAGAGATAACGTCTTAGTATTGCATCCCTACGACCCGTACTTTAGTAGAATGCCACCATTCTCAAGTTGGAATGAAGACTACAAGCGAAGTGTAATCAGTTATTTTAAACAATACTTTGCAGAAGCTAATTTAAACGTTTGGTTAGACAAAGTTCAAATAACAGAGTATGTGGAGGGATGAACGTGTTTTATTTGAGGGTTAAAGGTACCAAGGACCAATTCATGACAAAAAATCTATACGAGGTTACTAGTGATTTAAATGTAGCTGTGAGCTATGAACGACAGATTCATGCAATCAGTCGTAAACAATCCTACAAAGCTTCACTAGGTACGGTGGATAGGTCAGCAAAGCGATTTGAAATCATAACAGAGGAAGTGGCTAGATATGGGCTTAACCAGCGAAATTGAAATTTATTTTTTCAATAACAACATTGCTACGCTTGATTTTGAAACATCAAAGCAAGGTTGGGTTTACATCACGACGGATGCTGAGCAACCAATGTTCAGATACCACACCAAGAGTCCAGAACTATTACAACATAATCTAAGTAATAACCGCTGGTGTGACATTTGGCTAGGTATTCGGAAACAGCAACTAGTATTATTCTAGGGGGTTAATGTGAGAACACTATACGGTTACATTAAAGGATTGATATTTTATTTAGCTGTAATTCTAGTTTCATGGGCGTTTGTACTTTCAGTAATTAAAGGAATTCTAGTGTTATTGAATTTGTTTTTCGGATAGAAGGGAAATTTAAAAATGAAAGTGAAAACTAAGTACAAAACAATGGTACCGAAGGGATGGATTGGAACGGTTATTGACGAAGATCGTTATTCATACCTAGTTGAGTTTGATAATTTTGAACGTTTCGCATTTGGAAGGAGTCAAGTTGAGGAGGTAGAAAAATGTTCAAAGAGTTAAAGAAGAAGCTTTTTGGTGAATCTACTAGTGGTGAAGGTCAAACGTATGAGTACAATTATAACTATAATTACACGTTTACTACTAACTGTAGCTGTGATTGTCAGCCAGATATTGAACAGGCTGAGAAGTTGGTAGATATGGCTAAGCGGAATGCAGAGAAGGAAAAATGAGTAAATCAATTGAAATAAGTAAAAAAGAATACATGGAAGTTTTGGCAGATAAATTCAAATCCAGAATGTTCAAAGAGTTTCCATCATTATTCACTGTTAAAGAGCTTGATAAAGCCATTAGTACAACGATGGACGAATTTAAAAATACGGATTCGAAAAGATTAAAGGAAGATATTATTAATCTTGCTACAGATAAGGCTGTAGATACTTATATTGAACACTTCACTCAAATAGAAGCTGTATTGGATGGAGTTATAAAAGGAATTAAGAAATAGCAATGGATTACGCACTGTACAAAGGCGATGAGTTTCTAGTTGTTGGAACTGCTGAAGAATGTGCAAAATATCTGAATGTTAAAGCTGATTCCATTAAGTGGATGAGTACACCGACTGCTAAACGTCGATTGAAAAGACGTAAGCGTAAAGAAAAATGTATTTCAGTAATCAAATTGGAAGAGGACGATCAGAAGGACGAAGAAACATGAATTGATTGCTACTATAAAAAATAGGTGATTCGGGGGATGAAACTTTGTCAATTGATTTAAGTGATGAAACAATTAACAAAATTGTAGATGGGTTAGTTACTCACGGTAATCAGGTTAGCAAGATGGAATCAGAAAAAGAGCTTAGAAATACCAAGGAGCTTTTTAAAAATTATCGGTTACTAGAAAATCATACTGATATTGAATTACCAAGAATGGAAGACGATGTCCCATTATCGAAGTATGAATTGTCACTGTACTCATTACTGGGTTATCGTGCAAGATCCAAAGAGATGATTAATTTTATTAATAAAGTATTCGACAGATACAAAGATATTTGTTTACATGGCACATATGAGCAGAGTAGGCGTTACGGAGTTATTAAGTCATTGTATATAGACAGTAATGCTTTAACTATAGCAAAACTAGCAGAACGTTTTAATGTAGATGAAAATACAATTCGACGTGACGAAAAAAAGGCAATTAGTGAGTTATCAGTTATGATATTCGGAATTGATGGATTAAATGATATGTCAAAATGATGTCAGAAACGTGTTAAAAAATGCCATTTTGACCATGTTAATATGATATTGTGCCAAGATGAGATAGCTTGGAACCTCCAATGGGAACTTAACAGACTTACTTCGATAGGTCTGTTTTTATATATGAGATGTGGCGGAATAAGTAGACGCTAATTAATTCTTCAGCCCCCTTGTCTTGGAGAGAAGATAGAAAGTCAGTTAGACTATACACTTTCGTGCGAAAGGGAACGGCTATTATGTAAGGTGCAAATCCTTACCATCTCATTGCCACATTTAGTGGTATATCTCCAGTAGTTTTTTCTGCATGATAGGGTGGACTCCCTATCTTTTTTATTGTTTAATTAAAATACAGAAAAAATTATTTCGGAGATGGTATATGATGGATGAAAATACAGATCCTTATGCTCTTTATGCTCTTCCAGAATTTTTTACAAAAGAAGAAATCAAAAAATTTATTATTCCTTATCTGCCAGATATAAAGAATGAGGGTAAGGTAGATATAATGTATAAGTTTCTGGAATATTTAGAAGAATTAAAGGAAAGTGACTTTGAGAAATATATTGAGTTAATTTGTTTAATAAATAAAAAGATATTGAATAAATTAGAAAATGAAACCAGAGTCGTAGGTATTACGTACTTTGATGGGTTCACAGACGTTGACAAGTCAAATGTAGATGAATTTGTTGATCACTTTTTTAAAGGGGAGATAGATTCAAACAACATTTCTCAAGCAAGACCAGAATTAAATATGCAACAATTGGTTCAGCACCATGTCTATTCTAACAATGAGAATCAGGTAACAGGAATTGAACTAACTTATGTTAGACCATATATGAAAGAGCTTAATGATGATAAGTCTATAAGAACAGATTTCACTCGTGTGGTTTTTGACTTTGTAACAAAAAAAGCTAGTTTTTATTTTGGCTATGATAAAGTAGGCATGGGAAATTTTAATATACATCCCGAAGACACTTTTATGAAATTAAAAGAGCGATTAGAAAAGTGGTTTAATATTTATTTTAGTTATTTAGATACTGATAATGCAGTCTTTAAATTTTATAAAGGTCTAACTGAAAAGAACGAAAAGAGTTATTATGATGAGCTCGTTAAGATTGACCATGACAGTAATAACAATCATTCTAAAATAGAAGAATTTTATATAGAGATGTGTGACATGTTGAACACAAAACTTCCTGGATTAATGGGAAAAATTATCTCTGAAAATAATAAGAAACAATATCTCGAAAGAATTACCCGAATTTTTATGAGAAAAATTATTGAAGATGATTTTGAACATTTTAAACAAAAAATTTTAGATAAAGAAGCAGTTATAAAGGGATTTATATTTGTTGATCCATTAGGTAGTAGTGTACAGGGAAAAGATGGAAATCAAAATGATGACACCGATCCGCTTGAGTCATCTAATACATACTTGGACACTAGAGAATCTATTTATAATGAAAGAAAATTAAAAAGCCTTAGAATTAAGTTTAATCCAAAAGATGCCAGATATTACTTTGAAAAACATGTCAGGTTCAGTGCTTTTCAAAATCTTATAATTGTTAGATTTTTAAGGAAGCCTGTATCAAAGGAGCTAGAAAAATATGCAATTCACGAATTTGGAAAATTTGTACAGTGAATATAGAAATAGTAGTAAAACCGAAATGAATAACTTGCTACAAAAAAGTGCGGAGAAATTAGATGGGTGGTTATTAGGACAAGATATTAGAAAGCGACAAAACATCAATGCGTTAGAATTTGCTCAAGAAGAAAATGTACCAGTAAGAACTGCTGTCATTTTATTTAATGATGCTTGTAGCAAAGGAATGTTTACGGCAAAATACCGATATAGAAATCCCAGAAGTGGGCAAGTAATAGCATTTGGAAATTCTCCGAAAGAAATAAGAGAAAAAGCGGTCGATAATATGATTATTGACGACGAAACTGAAGAACCTATTTGCTTTATAGAAGAACTAATAGAAAAAAGATTCTACCTAAACGAAGAACCCAAAAATGGTTTTCCTTTTTATAATGTGAGTAGTGACGAGATTGTTCCTGAACTAACGAAAGAATTTTTGAGTAATGAAGGTATGACAGAATTTTGTAGCGAGGGAATGTTTTAGATGAAGAGTAGTACAACAGTTAAGTTACTGATAATCTTGAGTTTTGTAGTAGGATATTTTTTTGAAAACATATTGAAATCAACCATCGAGATAATTCAAAATCCCGAATGGGTTGGGGCATTAGCAACGTTATTTTCTGTCCCAATATCTACGTATTTTGTGTTAATTCAATTAAAGAAAGGTGATAAAGATAGACATTATGATGCTAGAACTTTTTTTGTTATCAGCTGGCCAAACAAGAATAAAGTTGAAGAGGTTAAAAAAAATGGTTCATTTATTATGCATCCTAAGAATATGGGGGTATTTTCTTTAGAAAAATTACCAAAGGATAATGAGCATACTTTTTTTTCTATAAGTAACAGAGGTACTAATTTTGCGAAGTATGTTTTTATTGAGGTAGTATACAAAGAAACAACCGAAGTCTTTTTTATTTCCTCCGTATTACCAAATGAAAAATATATTGTAATAACCGATAATATTATCAATGATAACAGGTTAAAGATAAATGAGATTAATATCTATTATTGTAGTATTTTAGGGGATTGGATAAAGCAAAGTTATATAACTGGAGAGCCCATGGGAGAAATAAGTACCACTAGCAAACCTAAATTCGACAAGAATGATTTCAAGACCGATGTTGTAAATGGAATTGAACGTGGGAAAAACTAAAGGTGTCTTAATGCTATCAATTCTAGATGGCTAGTTATTTTATATAATGTTCTGGGGTGATTATAAATGGAACGCTTTCAGAAAATATGAAGTAGACTTAATTTAATAAATTTTTTTTTTGTTACAAAGTGAAAGGTAAGCAAGATGGACATAAAAGCAATAACAGATTTGTTTAGATTAAAAGAACATCATAAATTCTCAATAGCAGTTATTACTTCAGTTATGATTATTTTCAAAAAAAATATAATCGAAAACTTTAATGCAGAAAAATTTTATCATATATTTGGCATAATAATTTTTATTTTGATGGTATCTATGTGGACAATAGTATTAGTTGATTTAATTACACCTATTATAAATAAATGTTGTAAATCCATAAAAAATACTTTAAAAAAGCGAAAAAATATTAATTTTTTAAGTAAATTAAATGAAAGACAAAAACAAATTGTCGAAAAATTATATCATTCGGAAGGATACAGTTGTTACTTGAAACAGCAAGATGCTGATGTTTTATTCCTTCAACAAAGTGGTGTAATTATGCAATTAAAGTCGAAAGTTCTATTTCGAGAAAACCAAGTTGAAGATATTAATAATCCACCGATACCATATGTTTTACAGGTGTGGGTTATTGATTATATATCAGTGCAAGGACTTAGAAATAAGACATGAAAGTCATATAACTTAATTGTTGTATGGCTTTTTAATATCTGCGTATATTTGATAGGCTTACTTATGTGGGTATATTTTTGTGTTGGAGGGAAATTAAATGAATTGGAAAAGACTTGGTTTTTTGGTGGTCCTTATTGCGATATTAGTTCTACCTTGGCTAATTGGAGTGGCAATTAATAATATCCCCAATTTTGGATCAGTTGGTAGTCAATCTGAGTGGTTGAGTTTTTGGGGAAGCTATGCCGGATCAATAATTGCAGTATTAGGAGTATATTGGCAAGTAAGCAAACAGTCCCGTGAGACTAGAGATGAAGTGGATAAGCAGAGACAACAGTTTGAAAAACAATTTAAAGAGCAGAAACGCCAGTTTGAAATACAACTCAATGAATCAAGAAGTCAATTGGAAGAATCAAAAAAGAATGATTTTATTAATTCACTCAAATTAAACGACGTAAATTTATCGAATAAAATTTTTGAACGCACAAATGATGTATACTATGAACTCGAAGATATATATTTAGATATAGGTAAAATGAAATTCAAGGAACACATTGCTGATAAAGAGAAGATTCTAACTGCATTTGATAATAGATTCAATATGGTAGTAGATCCGTATGGAACATTTTTAAATGGACAAATGCTATTGTTTTCATATCCGAGTGAAGAAATGAAAATAAAATGGAATCGAATAGTTAAATGCGTGGCTCAGGTAAGAGATGAAATCATAAAATCTGAAGAATTTATGATTGACGAGGAAAACTTAGATAATGCATATAAAAGGCTTTTAAAATCACTCCTTGAATTTTCTGAAGTAGTAGCAGCCAGCAGAAAAAATTTAACTGGTATTGTTAAATAAAATGGCTCTTCGTCAACTGTTGTTGGTAAACTAAATTTTGAAAGTTCTAATCACTTGGTGATTAGGGCTTTTTTAGTATGTATGCGGAAAACGTAAAGTACTCTAATCCTAAACTTAAAAAAACTTCGGTAGCCAAAGCCAGCTCTTTTAATAGCTTTGATTTTATTATTTAATCCTTCTAAAGGTCCATTTGAGTGTTGTGTAATGAAGGTATTATGGATTTCATCATGATGAGTTTGAAGCATTTTAAGCGTACTAAGCATTTCTTCAGAACAACCTTCGGTGTTCCAAAAGGCGGCATTGTAATTGTTCCAATCTTTGTGTTTAAGTGCAGCTTGAAGTTTATTTAAGACGTTGTAAGTTTGCTTGAGAGCGGGATCAAGATTTAACAGCCGATCTACAATATCTTTGGCGGTGACCCAGTAAGGGAAATAAGTCCATTTATGAAATTGTTCAAAATCTAACTGTTCATGAGGCACTAGCAATAATTTCCAATAGCGTTTAAGTGCTTTAAATTCACGGGAAGATGGGGCAAATTTTTTCATTATGCGAACTCTAGTCTTATTAAACGCCCGATTAAGGGCGTTGACGATATGGAACTTATCTACGACGACAATCGCATTTGGAAAGATAGTTCTAGTCAACTTTGGGTATGTATAGTTCATATCTGTGACAATGATTCTGACATTTTCCCTGGCCGCTAGATCATAACGTTTAAAGTGTTTTTCTAGTCGTTGGATAGTCCGAAAAGGAAGAATATCAATTAATTTATGAGTTTTGGCGTCCATGAATTCAAAGCTCATGGCATCAGTAGCGGTTTTAGTACTTTTGATTTCATCCATCAAGATTACTTCTGGAAGCCAGTGAAAATTTGGCTTAAAATCGCGTTCAGCTCGTAATAGTTGACGTCCAACAAAGGAGTCGGATGTCGAAAGTTCATTAGCAATATGTTTTAAAGACACTGGTTCAGCAAGTTTTTCTAGGCAAGCTTTACGGGTTGGATTAGAAATTGTGCAGTGCTTGGGAACTAGATTGGTTTGCGCCAGAAAATTAGTTTGGCATTCTTTACAGCGAAAGTATCTGCGCTTTAACTTCAAGACGGTATCATTTCCAAGAGCTTTAGCAAAGCAAACGGCGGTTAACCGCCACCCATACCTAATAATCTGTCCATTATTCATAATGCCACATTTGGGATAAGCCATCGGCTTGTAGTCTAAAGTGCCTTCCAAGCGAATAACTCCATCACATTTTCGAGCACCATTTTTAATTTTTATATGATTATCATCTATACCTAACAAAAGCTTAGTAGTATCCTTACACGTAAGGACATTCACTTCTTTCTGAAAATCTTCGTCGTGGTTGATTTTTTCTGAACGGACAGTGAGTGTCCGTTTTTTATTTAAACAACAAAGGAAGGAGATCAATATCAAATTGACACTTGCATTTAACCGTCAATCTGCTTACAATAAGTAAGTTAAATGACAACGGCAATGAATTATTAGCGTATTCTTTGTTATGAAGCCATTTTAGAATAGTTAGATTTTTAATCGGGGGAAGATACC